CCATTACACTACCTGCTGCATAATTTGGCGGAACAACGGGGACTTGAACCCCGAACCCGGATTACGCCGAGCGACTGATTAGCAATCAGCTCCAATACCATTATGGGATTGTTCCAGTTATACTTTATACTTTATACTTATCTTTAAAAGCAGTATTAATTGTCATTGTTGAAGCATGATTTAGTTCCAATATAGGTACTAGATATGTATCACCTAACTCAGTTAGGCAGAAAAGATAGTCTATATCAGTATTTTGTACCGTTTTGTACTCTTGCCTACTGCTACCACTAATACTTCTTAAAGCTATTAGATAGCTACCAGAAGGTGCTTTTTGTGCAGTATATTTTACCTGTACTTTATTTAAAAAGCCGTCAATATCTACCACTAAGTCATACTCTTGACTATCTGTCAAAGGTATTAGCACATTGTGACCTTGTCTAGTAAAATATGCTATTGCGGCACCTATACCAGCGTTGCCTTTTTGTTTTGTATTCATATTTTTGGTAGCCCCACCGGGATTCGAACCCAGATGAACCAATTATCTGTTGCTTACGGGATATAAATCCGCCGTTTTACCATTAAACTATAGGGCCGTAATAACATATAGAAATACTCTGTTCAGTGCTTGAATCTGTAGTAGCCCTCACTCTTCATGGCCGGTTCTTGCTTAGTCGACTTTAGCAAGCTATCGGGGTTCCACTGTAGCTACACAGAGTATTTGTATATAATACCATATTTGAACACACTAGCTTCCACTTTTGCAACGTGTACCTCGTTGCCTAAACGTGTTGCCTGCGCAGGTAATGATTTCAAGTGGTTGAACGCCAACTTGCCAATGTGTTCAAATATGGTAGACGCACAGAGAATCGAACTCTGATTTGTAGGTTAAAAGCCCACTACTTTAGCCGTTAAGTTATACGTCCAGGTTGCGCTTCCATTGGCCACGAAGCTGCTTGTGGCTTTTTTGATGTGAACCACTGCCGCCACGCTTCATCAGCGCTAGTTGGACGTGGTTCCTGGGTTTTCGTGTTTTCATAATAATATTTAAAATTGGTGGAGAATAACGGGTTCGAACCGTTGACCTACTGCTTGCAAAGCAGCCGCTCTCCCAGCTGAGCTAAGACCCCAAAATGTGGTGCGCAAAGAGAGACTCGAACTCTCAATCCTTTCGGCACTGGCTTCTAAGACCAGCGTGTATACCATTCCACCACTTGCGCGTTATACTTTTGTATCTACACTAGAACCTTTTAGTGGTTCTAGCTTGCCTGATCGTAAATATACTACTTGTTGAACAAACTCTTTGTTGTTTTCGTCAATTTTTGTAGTATAGACTGTTTCTTTTACACGGCCATAATATAAGCCAAGTGTTTTAGATACGCTTTTAATTTCCATATTGTTGTAACCTTTGTTTACTACCACACCCGCTAAGGCATCGGCTTAGTTTTACATAGATCAATTACTTCTTGCTATTTACTAAGCTCAAGGTATAGGCAATGCTTATCTAGAAAGCAAGGCCAATTCTTCTTGTAAAGCTCCGCGACTGAACCGGAATCTAGCAAAGGCCACAACAATATGGTCTCGGTGGCAAGAATCGAACTTGCGCTTCAACGCCCCAAACGTCGGGTGATGCCATTTCACTACACCGAGAACTACACTTTTTAGAATAGTGCGAAATCTCCCCGATATAGTGATCTGTCGGTGGAAGCAAGATCAGAATAACTATTATACCTGTTTTGCAATACAAAAACAAGTAAGAATTTTTCAAGCCATATTTTAGTACTTTCAGTTTGCGGTTATCTGTGGATTCCGCAAGCTCATGTCCACGCATAGACTAGACGATACGATTGTCGCGCCAAAGCACAGTGGCGACAAAACTTTCTCTAGTATTCCGCTGGAAAGCACTAAAATATGGTGGGTCAGGCAGGGCTTGAACCTGCTTCTCTAAAATTCTACAATCCCATAAGCGTATATTCGAATTCAGCCCACCGTTACCTTCGTGCTTGCGGCAGAGGAGAGGCTACTAGGTGAAGGGTTTGTAGTCCGGATTTGCGCTTTAACCAAGTTAAGCTACCGACCCATATAAAAGCACACTTAAACAGTCCATCAACGCTAGTCGCTATCTCCCCAACTAGAGGGCGGAACAGTATGTGCTTTTATATGAGTGCCACCCCTAAGTGGCTCATATAGTCTTGCTACTATTGGACGACAGTCCTCAAGTTTGATAACCACAACTACCACCAACTACCTTGGTAATCGCATTTTACGAAGCATATAACTCATTAGGGAGCAAGTCAGTGATGCAAACGGGCAATTATATTATTTAAAGAACTAATTATACAACAAAGACCACAATCAGTCAACACTATTTTTATAGACTCTGAGTGCTTCAGCATCTAAGCTGGCATATGTACGGAAACTATCGCGACCAACTCGATCATAAAGATCGTTTGCCATTTGCTCAAGATTTACAAGTTGCTCTATAGTAATAAGAGTGCAACAAATGTATCGTGACATAAAAGCGTCAATTAAAAAGTCGCGTGAATAGCCTGCCATAATATCTCCAAATCAGCCTATATTATATCAAGTTTTAACAATCTCGTCAATACTCAAAATTCTGATTGTTGTATCGCCGCGCAGATCGGCTTCTTTTAACCAATTGGCTAGAACTCCTTGCATTAAGCTGCTCATATGGTAGTTATTGAAGTGGCAGTAGTAAGTACTACCACTATAGCCATCAAACTCATAGTGGCCTTGGTCGTCAATGCGTACTTCAGTAATGCCCGAATTAAGTTTCCAACTATTGCTTCCGGTGTAACCACCGTACCAGCCCGCAAAGACTTTACGCATTGGTTTTTCAAGTTGCGGTGCGTCAAATTCTAAGACGACCCAAACGTCTGGTGTGTAACTACTCATTTGTCAACTCCAAAATGCTCTAGGACAACATAGTCAGCGGATCGCCAAGTATGTCCGTCTTTTGTAATCTGTGCACTAGCAACTAGACTGGCAGCTTCGCGAACGATTAGTTCAGCGAACTTCTTTTGGTCAAGTTCATCAATCTCACCCATGCCACGATACTTGGTCACAGTTGATTGTTTAAGCAGGTCTAAAAGAACTTTATTCATAATTTCTCCAAATCAGCCTATATTATAAGCTGATTTAAACAAATGTTCAAGTTTGAAATTTGGCCCGTCTGGCAGGAATCGAACCCACATCTCAGGGTGTAGAAGACCCTTGTCTTATCCGTTAGACCACAGACGGTTATTGTTACATTGTTTTGGTTACTGGGCTGTATACGTCAAACAGTTCGGTTTCAAAGTGAAGTACCAAACCACGTTCCATGTACTCGTAATTGTCGGGAATGTCTAGGACGATTTGCTTTTGTTCAATTTGTTCCAACAAATCTTTGTGACCTAAAAAGTTATCTTCCAATTGCCACAAGTTTTCACGATTAACAAACACAATTTTTTGTGCCCAGTTAATCAAGTTGGCACTACAAGGAATCAACGCATAGTTAAAGTTTGAGCCACAACTGCGAGCGTTGATACCGCGTTGGATAGCAAGAGCGGCACCGGTTGGGCTTCGCAAGAGGCCAGCACTGCACACAAAAAGCCAGCGAGGACCGCTACCTTGATACTGGTTGGCATACGGAGCATTGGTTTTAAAGATAGAGTCATTTTTTGTACCTGCGGCAAATGGTTGTTGTGTAGTCATTTTGTTTGAATTAAGGTAACTGTTTGAATAAGGCATTGCTTTGCAAGTGGTGTGCTTGCCAAGTTTTTTTGTTTTGATTCACACATTATATCGGCAACGGGACTAAATGTCAAGGCCCAGTTATTTACTGCTTGATTCCAGTAGTAGTCGCTGTGAGCACGAAGCTTAGCACTGGTAAAACCCATGGACTTTAGTTGCTTGAGATCTGGTCTAGTAGTTGGGTCGTGTTCAACCAAGCAGTCTTCACGGCTGACGCTATAATGTATAACAGGACGCACACCGCGCCAGCTGTCGCAAACACGCTTAAAACGTTCATCAGTAGGTTCAATGTATTCTCCTGAGTTAATCCAGTGGTGGTGAATGTCTAAGACAAGTGCACAGGTGTCGACCAGCTCAAGGCTAGCATCAAGACCCCAAGTAAACTCGGCATTTTCGATTGTTAAACAGTTGCGTGCTTCGGGAGACAAACGACGCATAGCAGCTTTGATACCTGCGGGACCTAGTTTGCCGCCAACGTGCACATTGCACTTGAAGTCTTGAAACTGCTTGCCGTAACCCATATAACGAATAAGATCGCAGTGATACTCGAACTCTGTGATCGAATTCTCTACAACACCAGGATTCTCTGACGCAAGCACGCAAAATTGGCCTGGGTGGAAGCTAAGACGAATATCGTTGGCACGTGCAAACTCGCCGCACATTGATAGGTAGTATTCAATCTTGGCAACTACGTCGCTTTGAAAGTAAAACGGCATATAATCTTCATGAGTATATGCTGGCAGTAAGTCCGAAGTAATGCGAAACATACGCTGATGTGCTGGCAGATTAGCTACATACTTGAGCTGACGATAAAAGGTGCTTAAATTGTGGTTAAGCAAATCCCACAGCTTAGCACGCACATTATCTTCGGTCTGACGAGCAAGATAGCTGATGGTTGTGGACTTGGTATTCAAGTCGGGATGTGCTTTGTCATGCTCTGTTTGAATTTTACAAGCAAAGCCAATGCGCTGAATGTTTTGATTAAAATATGTCATAGCCACAATTATAACAAAACTAACTCACACGATCAAATATAAATTTATCGGCCTACTAAGCCAAAGCATATTCGGCATACCGGAAAGTAATCCCGATCAGTTTTATGGTCACTGCCCCAAATACCACAGTGTGAGCACTCTTTACAATATTCTTCTAGCAAGTAGTCATCAATGTCTTCAATATCAATACCTGCATCTTGGCAAGCTTCTGTGAGGGTTTTACGGGTTCCGGTCAGCCTTTTAGTTAGGCGTTTGTACAGGTTGTTTATATCGGTCATCTAGGTTGGGGTGGGTTTTCTCAAATTCTAAAAGGAACATAATACAGCAGGCTGCGTGAGCCAAGTGTGATAGGCCTGATTCAGGGTCACGATCTTCACCATCATTAAATGCTGTAATATGACGCATTGCTGCGCTTAAGGGTCGGCTCCAGGCAAAGCCCTTGCGCCAGTTGTGTTCTGCGTATTTTTGTGCACCAAACTTCAGCACAGCTGCTGTTTGGTTCATGGCTTCTGTGCTCAGCAAGTGTAGTGGCAGTTTGTCGCCATCAAACTTTAGTGCTGTGCCAAACTGTTTTTGGATTGCAGCAAGGGTTTCTGTAGGTATTGTAGCTGTATCTACAATACAGTCCCGGTCTGCTTGAGTTGGAAATTCCCCAAATACTGTTTGATGTTCTTGAGTTGCTGTGAAGTCTTCTGTTTTAGGCATTGTGTTGGCTTTGTATCGGGCAATTTGACTTGGCCCAGGTTTATATGGTCGGCGAATATTCATTATAAGCGATTTAACCAGACTTGTCAACAGGAGATTTTACCAAAGCACATAGCTTTGGCTTATTTACATCAATGTCTACTTCAGGTTTTAAATAGTTCTGTCTGCAATACTCTAAGTACGAGTAGTAAGCATGACGTGTAATGTATTCGCTAAATGTCATAAAAACACCTATAATATTCGATTATTTATTATATCACTCAAGTAACACACCGTCAACACTAAAATTTTTTGTGCTTTGGCGCAGATCATATAAATTTTGACTTGCCACACAAAGCCGTTTGGGCTATAATGTAACTTCGACTATAAATTTAACAGAAATTATGGATATTAATTGGCTTGTACAGCGTTTACGGCACGGAGATAGTTACACCATGCAAGATGGGGAAAACAATCCTTATCAGGTCAATAGACCACCCAATAACTTAATGATTAAGGCTGCCGATGTTATTGCGCAGCTATCACAGGCTGTGCAACAAGCACATGAGGTCAGTATTAATTTACAGAGTCAGTTAAATGAACTTACACAACAATACGAAACGCTTCGAAATTCTAGTACTGCTCCAGCACCTAGCGGAGAAACTTGATAATAATCAAGGCACGCATCTAGAGCAGCAAAGCTTCGATACACTAATGGAGATCTTAAATGAAGACATTAAAGCTCGGAATAGCAGCCCTAGCCCTGCTTACAAGCCTTGGCCTGGGCAACCTTGGCCAAGACCGCCTTGGAACCCTGCGTGTGAAACCAATACCAATCTCACAGGTTCCCAAAGCCGAGATATTTTGCCTGGCCAAGAACATATATTACGAAGCCCGAGGTGAATCGCTTGAGGGTCAGCTGGCAGTTGCGCAAGTCACTATCAATCGTGTAGCTAGCGGTGCTTTCAATAAAACTGTTTGTGGAGTAGTATATGCACACAAACAATTTTCTTGGACACTAGATAACTCACGAAGAATACGAGATCGCAAAGCCTGGGAAGCATCTGTAGACCTGGCAGCAGCTGTACTAACGCGCTCAATACACTTACCAAACTTTCGTGCACTATACTTTCATACCAAACAAGTAGATCCGCGTTGGAATCGTAAAAAACGTGTGGTGGCCGTAATTGGAAACCATATTTTTTACAGTTGAATCTCCCAGTCTATTCTGTTATAATATAGGCTTAAGGAAAAAATTATGAAGATCAGACTCTTATCCGACCTACACACAGAATTTCGACTACCATATAAAACTCATGCTATGAGTGAATATCGTGGTGAAGACGTGCTTGTGCTCGCTGGCGACATTGCTTCAGGCAGCACCAACACTATGGACGTTATCAAACACTTCCTAGACCAAGGATTTCCTGAAATCATTTACGTGCCAGGCAATCATGAATACTATGGTACTGGTTTTGACGAGTTCAATGCTAAAATGGAAAACAAGTGCTTTGCATACGACAACGTGCACTTCTTGAACCCAGGCACTGTTACAATCAAAGACGTTAAGTTTGTTGGTGGTACACTGTGGACTAACTTTGGAGACAATCCGTTTTCGCAGTCAGCAGCCAAGCGTGGAATCAACGACTTCCGCCAGATTCGCGACTTTGATGTTAATCGTTGCGCTAAAACTTACTACCAACATCTTGGTTATATTCAAGATCAGTATGAACAGCGTGGCGACAACAAAGTTGTGGTTGTCACACACTTTTTACCAGCACGTGAGTGCATTGCACCACGTTTTCGTGGCCCGGACTTAATCAATGACTATTTTGCTAATAACTTGGGTGAGTATATCAGCACTATGTCTGATACTACTTGGCTGTTTGGCCATACGCACGATGCAACCGATATTCTTCTTGGTGATACTCGTGTGGTTGCTAATCCTCATGGTTACTACAACGCTATGAACGATGGTGTTGGATTTGATGCACACAAGGTGATTGAAGTATGAGCCCCACAGACTACCTTAATGCGCTACTACTTTCACTGCTTGGTAATCCTGAATTGATTACCAAGTGGTGGACTACACCTAATAAAGGCTTTGATATGCAATGTCCATGTGACGTACCAGAAGCCAAAGTTAAAGCTTACCTTGAATCTTTTTGTTTTAGATAATTTATGAATTTTAAAGACCACATTACTGCCCGAATCCTTGCTGACTCAGTTAGTCCAGAAGGCACTCGCATGACTACTATGGAAATTGAGTATCCGCGCTTTATCCTAGCAGAACTTAATACACATCGTATGTTGTCAAAGAACTCGGCGAGTTCTCGTGCTATTCCAGTCAAGGCTATGCATGAGCAAATCAAAGCAGCACCTGCTGGCCCTGTATACTGGGGTAAAAATCAACCAGGTATGCAAGCCAAAGAAGAACTGGTTACCAATGACTTAGCAGACGTTAAGTTTATGTGGCAACGTGCTATGCAAGATGCACTGCACTGGGCTTGGGCAATGAGTGATCGTGTTGGATTGCACAAGCAAATTGCCAACCGTGTTACTGAGCCTTGGATGACTATGAAAACGGTTATTTCGGGAACTGAGTGGGCTAACTACTTTTGGTTGCGCGACCATGCAGACGCACAGCCTGAAATTGCTGAATTAGCACGCAAAATGCGTGAAGCATATGATGCTAGCGCTCCACAACTATTGCACCCAGGAGAATGGCATGTACCTTATGTCAATACTTATCGTAGCATTATTAATAATGAGTTGTTATATAGTGATAACAAAGGTGATGATATCACCGCAGACGAAGCCCGTGTTATCAGCGCTAGCTGTTGTGCTCAAGTGTCGTACCGTAAGAACGATGATACACTGGAAAAGGCTCAGAAAATCTACCAACAACTGATTGAATCAGAACCTGCACACGCAAGTCCTGTTGAACATCAGGCCACTCCAATGGATACCGCTACAATGTGCCGTTTTGAGCCAGAAACTTGGGAACTTGGTGTTACTCATGTAAGTGCTAATTCAGACTTGTGGTCAGGTAACCTTCGCGGCTGGATTCAACACCGCAAACTAATTCCCAATGAGGCTCAGTGGTAATATGAATGTTGTACTCTACACTAAAGATTTTGAACCTATTACGGTATTAGATTTACCTGTTTGGCTGCTAGAGCAGCTAGAGCGTCAAGGAGCTATACGTGTAGCGGTACAAGATCCAGTTAAAATTAACATAGCCAAAGAACCATGGTCAGAGCCCATGATGGTTCCAAGCCTAAAAACAGTAACCATCTACTGTGAACGACTTCGTTGGCGAGATGGCACCACTAAACCTGTGCTAGTTACCACGGATGAAGAACTGGCTCTTACACTAAAACCTGAATGGTTGCCAGGTCAGCGTCAACGTGTTCAAAGTTATGAGAAAGCCATTCGTAGCCTAACTGAAACCTTAGTTCGTGCAATGCGAAAATAAAGATTTGAAGTCTCCGGCCCATAGTGATATAATAATTCATATTTCGGAGACTTCAACAATGTATTTTTGCGTAAAATGTTCAGATGACGTAAACCCACGCCGTTGGGCATTGGGCAAACACACTTGCTTGCCGTGTGGCGAGCTAGTAGCACGTGCTTTCAAGCACTGTATTGTGCCAATGGCAAAGTCTAATTACCAACCGGTTACCGACCTCTCAACACTCAAACAATTAAACAAATATGCTAGAACTTAAAATTCAATGTGCTGACGCTGATGAGGCTCGTATGTATCTTAATGCCCAGCAGTACCACAATTTGCTAGATGACTTTCGTAATGCAATTCGTAATGCCTATAAACACGGCGATGACAAAGATGCGCTCAAAGTTCTGGCGGACTTCTACACAGAAATCACTGCTGCTTGTGACAATCACCAAGGACCTTATTAATGCAACGTGAAAAATTTAACTTAAAGCGTGAGTTTAATCGCTGGTTTTTTGAAGAACAGTATCCTGAACTGGGTTCAAATCGTGCACAAGTCTACGGCTATGGCAATCCTGCCAATTCTGACAATCGTGACTACTGGATGTTTGAGGCTTACAAAGCCGGAGCTGAAGCCATGTGGTTGGACATTGACTACACCTTGCTGCAATACGCTTGTGCGGTTGAAGGCTGTGAGCCTGAAATGGTTGAGCCATGCGAAGTATTTGATCGTGCTCGTGAAAACTTGCACTGTTATGTCTACCAACAATTGAGGTTATTTCCATGAAAGTAAAAATCGGCAAATACACCACTTGGTGGGGCCCTTATCAAATTGCTGACCTACTCTGCTTTTGGGTCAAACCAGTTAAAGACAAATACAACATGGAATCCAAACCTGACTGGGTTCATGACTTTGGCACTTGGCTTGCTGAGCGCAAGGATGGTTCGGATACTTGGCTAACCCGAGTGTGTCAGTGGATTGAGTCTAAGAAGCAGCGCCAAGTGTATGTAAAAATTGATCGTTGGGATACTTGGGGCATGGACCATACTCTAGCACTTATTGCACTGCCCATGCTGCGTCAATTGCAAGCTACCAAACATGGAGCACCACACGTAGATGACTGTGACGTTCCAGAACATCTCAAGAGCACCTCAGCTCCTGCCAAGGAATCTGAGTGGGACACAGACGCCAATCACTTCAAGCGTTGGGATTGGGTACTAGATGAAATGATCTTTGCGTTTTCCTGCAAGTGTGACGACAGCTGGCAAGAAAAATATCGTAGTGGTACTATCGACTTTAAAACCGAGCCTTGTGCTTGGGATGATGCCGGTAAGCCTACACTGTACCACATGGTTAGTGGCCCCAATGACACTTACAAGTGTGACTACGAAGGCATGGCTGTTGAACAAGCACGTATCACCAACGGCTTCCGACTATTTGGCAAATACTACGAAAATTTGTGGGATTAATATGACACTTATCTACATTGCAATGTTTATTTCATTTGCAACTATTATTGGTGTGTTGGTATGGTTTACACACCAGCACTTAGATATTAACTGTTGCAACAACGGCTGTACCGGCGACTGCAATCAAGGCCGCAGCTGTGATTGTGTGGGAGACACTCCTGACGTCAACCCCAACTGGCCATTTCCCAAGGAACGTCCATGAAACAGTTTTGGCATGAATTTTGTATTTACGCTTATGTAAACCGGTTTCAGTTTTGGGCAATGCTGCTAGTAATTGCACTTTGGATTCTGCTAACAGAATGGGTAATTCCCAGAAATTGGTTAGACGCCATTGTTTACTGTAGCTTTGGTTGGCTTGTCCTAGGTAAAATCGCCATACCTTGGACGGAGCAAAAACTAAACAAACTGTTTAACTAATGTTGTTTTTACGCAACAAAAATAAGCCACAAGTGTTATCTTGCACTTGTGGCTTTTTGCTTTTTGGGGTATAATATATGCTTAATTGGAGAAAAAATGATCAAACCAAACACACTTTGTATGATTCGTGGTGTTCCGCACGGAGCACTGGGAGCCGACTGCAACGGCAAGATTGTTACAGCTGAAAGTAACCTGTTTGATGATGTGTGGAAGATCACACCAGAAGTCATCACCACAGTTAATGGTAGTTTTCGCAGTATGTTTGCTGCACAAGCTAAATACTTGCATCCACTGGACAACCCCAGTGACGATGTTATCGACACACATTCAACCAGACTGGAAACTGTATGACACAAATTGTAATCAATGCACGACACGGCGGATTTGGCCTCAGCGAAGCAGCCATGGAAATGTACCGTGGCTTTTGTCGCGAACAAGGAGCAGAACCCAGTGAGTATGATTCTGACATTCCCAGAGACTGTCCACGACTGCTGGCCACAGTCAAAGCACTAGGTGAGCGAGCTGGTGGCACATATGCCCGATTGAAAATTGTCACAATTCCAGATGATGTTGACTGGACGGTTATGGAGTATGATGGGTGTGAGTGGGTTGCTGAAGCCCACCGAACTTGGAGCTAACATGAAACTATACTTAGACATGGACGAAGTAGTAGCTGACTGGCGAGCTTTTGCTGTTAGCTACTTGCGTAGTCCAGAACTCAACGACGGAGCATGGTTGCCAGAACAAACCTGGCGGCGACTTAAATCTGCACAGCGTATGTTTCGCGACTTAGAACTCAAAGCAGGTGCTGAGGACTTGGTTGCCTACTGCCTTGAATTATACCGATCTGCTAAGATTGAGGGTCTTTACTTTTTAACTGCACTGCCACACAACAATGACTTGCCCTTTGCTGCATATGACAAAGTCCTATGGGCACAGTACTACTTTCCTGGTATTCCAGTGTTTATCGGCCCTTATTCGGAAGACAAGCAACAGCGCTGCACACCAGGCGATATACTAATCGACGATCGTGCAGTTAACTGTGATCAGTGGACTGCTGCAGGCGGAATTGCACACCAGTACAAAACCTGGGAGCTATGCAAGCCTTGGCTAGACCAACAATTTAAAAGCACACAATGAAACACTACCGATTTCGCACAAACTGGCGTGGCAAGCTGATCTTACAACGACTATATACCTGGCGTGGACCTTATGGTGACCCAGAGTGTGAGTGGTGTGATGCCACCGTTCAAGACCTAAAGGATTATTATGCAGAACTATGTAAACTACAAACACCATGTACTTGCCAAGAACAGCGACGCCTTTTCGATGCTGAGTGCGGCTAATAAGCTGCAAGGCCGTGAACGTGAACAGCTGCTCAAAAAACTGGACGCACATCTCAAGGATGTTGATCGTCGTGCAGAGGAATTAAAAAAATGACCAATATCAAAAACCTACTACCACCCAGGCTCTTAGAGTGGTCACAGATCGGACCAGTGCAGCGATCCGAACTGGAACAGTTTGCAGAAGCCGTACTCAACACTCGTGCTGTGGGTGTGACCGCAGATGGATTTTTCGTCGAACCAGGCAATCAGGTCTGGGTTATCTCAAGTACCGGAGCGCCTAAACCTGCCAAAGTCGAAAAGACTCAAGCACTAACCAATTATGAACTATTTGGACGTATTCCAGTTGCACATAGCTGGCTGGATCGCCAACAACTAGAAAGATATATCCGTGACAATTAAAACCACACACCAAATCGCTTACAACTACTGCATGGCCAATATTCAGCAACGAGCTGGAGAGAGCATGCTTAACACAGCACTTGCAGCCTTAGGGTCGGACAATCAAGTTTTTGGACTAGCAGAGCCCATTGAAGGTGCTTACACAGAACTTGTCGCCGAACTACTTGGCGACACCTTATTCGAATGGCTGATGTGGTGGATGTATGAAACTGAGCATGGTACACAAAACATGGAGTTTATCGTTGATGGTACCAGCTATGACCCTACAACCATGACATTATACCGCTTCTTGGAGCTAGTAGATGCAAGTTAAATTCTGCAAAGAGTGCCAACACTCACGATCACGTGAAAAGGACTATGGAGCACTCAGATGTGTACATCCCATTGTTAACGCCAATGACTACTGGGCACTTGCTAATACAGCTGAGGCATATGGAAGCAGCTGTAGTGATGAGCGAAAACAACGTGGTTGGTTCACAAACTGTGGTATCCGTGGCAAATTATGGGAGCAAAAAAGTGAGAACACTTAAGTATATGTTGCACCCAGGCATGAACGCCTTTAAACATTCTGGCACACTAAAGCTAGTACATTTGGACTACCAAGACTCAAAGCTCATGGGTTGGTTCCTAGAACACACAGACTTTGACGCAGAGCCTAGCGAATACGAAGTCTATGTTGCCATCACAGGCGAACGAGTCAGTGACCGTTATAACTATGTAACCTCCACTCAGCTTACCACAGCTGGAGGCTATTTTGTGGTGCATGCTTTTGACTAGCAACACCATGAACGCATCAAACAGAAATTTTAGAACAAAAATTCTGACTCGAAAACACTTATAAAATCTAGTATAATTAATCTATGAACACACAATATTTGATCTGCAAACTGCAAGAAGAAGCGGCCGAGGTAATTCAAGCGGTAAGCAAAATCAACCGCTTTGGTGAAAATAATTCACACCCAGATCGCACAACCACCAACAAACAAGAATTAATACAAGAATTGGAAGATTTTCTTGCAATTCTCGCAGTTCTTGAAAGTCAGCAATACTTCGACCTGACCCTAAGCAAAAGCAATATTCAAAACAAGTCACTAGCACTTTTAAAGGGCTAAATGTCAGAAAGTTTCTGGTTTGAAAGCGATTTCCATAAGCTAACTAAAATCTACACCTTGTATTTATGTAAAAAGTGTGCTATAATTTAGTTATATTACAAAGGATATACAAACTAGAATGTTCAACAATGTAAATTGTATTGATTAGTGTGGGGAGAAGGAGGTCACGGGAGAGGGGACCCAGACATTAATCTTATACAGTTTATGCAATTGTTGAACATTATCTAGTTTGGTCGCTTGCTCAAATTGGGGGTATTGTTTTTTGTGTTTTAAAAGCTATATTTAAAATACTCACAAATTTATTGAATTAAAATCCACAAAGCAAATTGTCCCACCTTGGGATCTCGCCGCTTGGGGGTCAGTGCCGCTAGCTACTGTGAAGCTGGTTTTTAACATTTCAGAAAATTATGTTTAGATTACGTTCAAATGATATAAAAGAATTTCCTTTTGAGGAATACGCAAAGCTAAATGCATCACAATGCGAAGACTTAGCAAAAGCACATTGTATTACTGCTTATAATTCGTGGATGTTACCACAAATTGCAGCACATTATGGCAACTGGACTTTAGTGTGGAAGGATGGTCGGGTAGATGCAAATGCCACAGCCAAAACCAACATTACCACACCATGGCACATGGGTTTGTGGAAGGTCTGCACTAGCCTAAAGCGCGGCAGTTTAGTTAAATCACAGATTAATCCAGAGTTTGCCAGCTATAGCGCCCTAGTTCCATTAATCCTAATGGGACCAAAGAAGTTTCAGGGTGTTAAGTATACCCAGTGGGATATTGATGCAACAACTCCACTGGTGGACAAAAATTTGCGTGAAGCAATGTTTTGGCAGCCAGATATTACTAGTGATACTAATGAACTAGAAGATCACGCACTTCGCTACGGTTTAGGGTCGGAACAACTACTTGAGCTTCAGCACCAAGGTTTGTTAGTAAAAAGCGGCCCAAAAGCTGGCTCATATCTTAACCCCACAAGTGCTTGGTGTTTGCGAGGTATGCGGGGTACAGCACTACAATATGCGCCAAAATTAGTAGGTACCATGCTTACACAAATATGGGTAGCACATCCTAGTATTAGAACAGAATACATGATTCTAGATCCCAATGATTGGGACGGTATGCCAGAACCTTTGGTTACATCCAAAGTATTCAAACAAGAGAAAGCACCTTTATCTAACTCTACAAGTATGGAGGCTGACCTACCATGGTTACTGTAAATACTGTAGATAAATACATAGACTTATATGCAGTATACAAGAAAAGTTTAGCAGAAACTAAACACTTAGAGTACTGCCTACAACGGCTAGAATACAACTTAGTAACTGAGGACTTAAAAAAGTTATCTCCAGTTATTCATAAATCCGATTTAGATCGTCTACGCAGACGCACAGAGTCTCGCGATCGTCCAGACTTACCTTGGCTGTGATGGAGGCCAAATGAGATACACCAAAGAAATTTGTGACCGTATGGTCCAAGATTACAACTCCGGCGTTTCGGTGCTGGAATTAAGTGCTCAGCTCGAAGTGCCAGAGCGTAGCATAATTGCCAAGCTATCGAGCCTTGGAGTCTACCAGAAAAAATCCTACTTAAACAAGCGTGGTGAAATTCCGGTGAAAAAAGCCGAGCATATTGAACGCATTGCCACACTCCTAGACGCTAACTTAGAGTTGTTGGAGTCGCTGGAGAAAGTCAACAAGACTGTGTTAGTTATGATTGAACGTGCCTTAGAAAAAGCTACCCAATCTGACCCTAAATCGTGATAATCGCGGTTAATTTACTCAAATAGCACAAAGCCCCCATTAATTTGCGTTAATGGGGGCTTTTTTGCGTGTGCTGTTTGCGTTAATTTAGGGTCAAGTTGCGGAAAACACACTTGACAACAAAGGTTTTGCACTGGTATAATGGCGCAGAATAAGCAAAACAAAAGCCCCTAAGACAGCTAATCTTGGGGGCTCGTGAACTATGCCTGCGTCCAGGTACTAACAAGTTTTTAGTTGCTCTGTTCAAGACTAAACCGGCAAGAACCACTTGCACTTACTGCTTGACCCTAAATCGTACTAGACTGCCCAACTTGGTTGAGTTGGCGACTGCGTTCCACATTAGGTGAGACTTTGTGTGCTACGCTTCCAACGCCTGCACTGATGAGGTTCGAGTATCACTCGTGGTATGGGTTCGGCTCCACAGCCCTGGATGTTTTATGTCACGACCTGGACAGATTGTTGGGGTCATCAACCACTGTGGCACTGGGGTTGCCAGCGCCGCTTTTTACGACTTAGGGTCGAGCCACAGTAACGAGGGCCAAAACGGCTACGGTTTAGGGTCACGTGCAGGACCTACATGTGCCCTTATAGGTAGGGTAACCAGCCACCTTACGGGTTGCTATTACTCGGGTAGATATAGGCTACCAACCTAGATATTAAGACCATTTTACGCCGGTACAGGATAAGGCGACTCGGGTATAGTGTTGAGAGCTCACTAAGACTACTCATTTCAGGAGACTAGCTCCTGGTTTTCGCCCTGACCCTAAACTGCGCCAGCGAGACAATTGGGAAGGTGTCTGCAAACTGGCACTGAGGTTTAGAGTTTCGCTGAACTTGCATCAGCTCATCAGAGGGTTAAGTTGGCTGCGACTAGCTTCGGTCGCAATTAAGTTGTTATCCAATTCGCAAATTGGTCGCATAACACCGAATTCGTTGGGGCTGTGGCTCGGTTGGTAATTTCCCACAATTAAGACGCTGCTTTTGCACCGCTGTCACCCAATATAATAATTATACAGTAAAACGGTAACTAAATCAAGAGAAAATAAACAGTCGTTGCGAACAGGCTAGCACACAGATAGTTGCAATCTAATTGCTGGTTAGTGAGGTGGGCTGCTGTCGCTAAACAGGCTCGACAAAGATTTTGTCATTTTTAAAGCCTTTCCCGACTGTCTAAGTATATATTATACAGTGATTAACCCTGAAGATCAAGCCAATATTTCTTGACCCTCAGGCATGGCAATCACTGCAAGCGTGCCACAAGTGCCTCCAGCACATCGTGGTTGGCTTTTTCCAGCGACTCAAACACTTCTGGAGCCACACCGCACTTGTGTGCAAGTTGGTCAACCAGATCAGCTTTCTTGACGCGTGCCACGCCGGTAGCTTTGGTTTTTGCCACGTACACGCCTTCGCGTGAGAGTTTGGCAACCACTGAGCGAACAGTTTTGCCCATGCGGGTGGCCAGAACTTCCACGGTCTCGCCAGCTTGGTAGCCTTGCACGAGTTCAGCGGTTTGTTCTGGGGTGTAGTTGGTTTTGGTAGCTTCAGTCATCATATGTCCTTTGGTTGGTTTCTGCGCTGTTAAAGATATTATTATACTGTTAAAAGGGAACATCGTCAAATTCAAAATTTTCGATGTGTGGGTTGGTACACACGAAGATTTCGGATAGTTCTGCGCCAGCAAATTCGTGGAACCAGTCCTCTTGAATTTGGCGGAAAAATTCGCTGTCTGTCATCGTCCATTCCTTTCAATCAATATAAATATTATACAAAACTTGGGATCGCGCTTCAAATAAAAAAATTTTCTCTTGACACATATTGCTTTGGCACTGTATAATATTGGCGCAGCGCACACATGCAAGAATTTGCACTTGACCGCGCACTGGCGCAGGAACCATCAAGATTTTGCACTTGAAGGTTTTCCACTGGCGCAGCGAAGCTGCTGTAGTACTAAAGTACTCATTTTTCATGCAGGCTGAAAAAGTGCTACCAAAGTATTCATGTTGTGAAAAAACAACGCAATTGTAAAAAATTGTAAAATATCTTGACACGGGCCGCAAAATTATGGTATAATTTTGGCGCAGCAAAAAGTAATACTTTTGTTTCTAATTTGGTTTGCAAACAAAAGTATTACAAAAATTTTGGGCAAAATAAAACCCCGATTATCTCGGGGTTTTAAAATTAATCAGGAACAAATGCGGATCTGGGGATTTTAATTAATCGCTGAACATAATCAATTTCCCATTCATAATGCTGGAATAACTCATAATCATAATCGCCAGTAATATCTAGCAAATAATCAGCCGCAATATTAATATATTCTGGACGGATTTTGTCAAATGTTAATCCATTATAATCTTGTGGATTAATTCCCAGTTGCAGGAAAGTTAATACCACGGGTTTATCAGCAAATGAGGGCAAATTGAAAAGCATATTATCTCCAGTTAATCGGGTTAAATGGGGCAAAGCCCCATTATTTAAATTGGCTTTGAATTAGCCAAAGCGGAAAAGATTTTTTCCAGTGCCGTTTTATTGGCTTTTGTCAGAGATTCGATTTCATTTTCTGACAATTTGAGAATTGCGCCGATTGCATCGGCGTGAGCATCTTTTTTCACAACTGGAGCGCCAGTTTTTGAAACATAAGTTTTAGCCTTATAAACGCCTTCGCGTGACAATTTAGCCACAACCGAACGGACAGTTTTGCCCAAATTTTCGGCGATTGTTTCGGCAGTAGCGCCAGCCAAATAATCGGCCACCATTTTGGTGGTTTGCTCGGGGGTGTAGTTTACAGTTTTTGCAGTCATTTTAAATTTCCTTTGTGTTGTGTGTTGAAGCCTCTATTATAGCAGGTTTTTGGAATCTTGCAAGCCCCTAGAATTTGTGGGGTTATTATCGCTTTTCCTTTTTCGCCTGCTAAGCCTCTATTATACACCCAAAAGCCAAAAAATTTCAAGTGTGCCCAAAATACAACATAGGGGAAAACACCTATGAAAAAAAGCTTGACACGGGCTCAATTATACTAGTATAATTGGCGCCCCGAAAGTAATACTTTTGTTTTCAATTTTATTTGAAAACAAAAGTATTACATTTTATTTTGGCCAAAATAAAAACCCCGAAGGGTTTTTATTATCTTTTTGGCTTAATCTTATAATATGTGATAATCGAAATAAATATAATGTTGGCAGTATAATTAAATATGAGTGGCCAATGCCATTTTGGGATAATATAAACAATTGTAAATAATTCTCCAACGCCCCACATAATCAAAAACCCCCAAGTTAATCCATCTGAATTTTTTGTTTTATAAGATTCTATTGCCTGAGGTAATCCGCAAAATGCCAATAAAATCCCGCCAATCCATCCAATTAATTCCATTATATAATCTCCGTTTGAGTTTGAATATTAAATGGCTTAATATCTATTTTAGAATCAAGCCGTTTATCTTCCAGTAAATGCAAACAGAGGGCGATTATATATAATCCTTTCATAATCGCCCCCTATATTAAGCCGCTTTAAAGTGATCTTTAACTTGAAATTGTTTCCAATTATATGGGGTCATTTTCTCGCGCCAGTCACGCTTATTTACAATGGCTTGCAAAATAGGCAATTCAAAATCGCGTGCATCCTCAAGGGCAGTATGAGGCTCGATTTTAAATTCACCATCAATAAACCCGCAAACTGATTCGGCAGTTGTTGAAAATGTCATATTGTGATTAACTGTAGGCTTATTAAACAAATGATTATCAAGGACAAATTGACGATATTGTTTTTTATTGCAGATATTGCCAATAGCCGCTTGCCAAAGGCAAAATTTATTAGAGAAACCCGACAAATCAATATCAGTATTTTGACATTTATCCAAATCAAAAGCCAGATTATATGCAGTCAAAATAGGGTCATATTTACCAATGGCTTGATTAATCCATTTATTAACCGCATTAACTGATGCAAGCATACGTGTGCCATTATCAAGCATTTTGACATAATTGGCTTTGCGTTTTTCCAAACCAGAATAACCCCAAATATCGTTGGCTTTTTTATCGTGAAACAATTCAAAATTATTATAATGGCCATTAATCAAAACAGCGCATTGATTATGAATTTTGCCTTGACGGTCAACGATAATAATGGCAAAATCGGCCACAGTATTTTCGATTGTGGTTTCAGTGTCCAAGATAGCGAAGAATTGTTTTTTAGCCATTTTCGGGGTTTCCGTGTTGTTGAAGATTCTATTATATCAGGTTTTCGGGATTGTGCAACAAATTTTTAAAAAAAGTTGTTGTAAATTCCCAACAAGTTGGCAACAAAAAAAGTGCCATTCAAAACGCCCAAAGCCTTGTCGCGTTTGACAAACGCAACCCAAAGCCAAGCCAAAGAACCAAAAGTAAACAAAACATAACCAATTTGAAACATTTTGGTTGCAACTGCAAACGAACCCAAAATACTTGCTACAGTACCAAACCAAGAAACAAAAGTAATCATTTTCTAGAAATCTCCATTGAGTGAAAGGGATCAGCCTTAAGCCCATATTGTACCATGATTTTTTGCCAATTTTCACCATGACCACAATTTTTTTCTGATACGCCAAATAAATTCCAATCGGCTTGATGAATTATTTCATGCGGAAGTATTATATCAATCATATAATTGAAGTATTCTGTTTTCGCTTTGAAAAATTTGTAACCCAATTGTATGCGGTTTTCTTCTTGAAAACAGCAACCCGCAGTGCGCCAAGTGTAAGGGTTAAGTTCTAGTTTTGGCTCATTGTAGTGAACCAAAGGTGTATAAATTTCGCAAAGTGAATCCCAAATCATTACAGTTTCACGCTGAATGAGGGTTAAAAGTGCTTTTTTGTCCATGCTGAAATTATACACGAAAAACACGCCACACGCACAAAATTTTTAAAAATTTATTTTTGTTGTATTTACGCAAATTAGGGGTTTACCCTATTGACACGGGCCAAAATTATATGATATAATTTTGGCGCAAACTTGCAAACCAAAGTATTCATTTTTGGTTTGCAAACTGAAGTATTAAAATGGGATACTATTATCTTGTGCCCATTTATAAAAATGTTTATGCCAAGTTTCTGGAATATCCATTCTCATATAATCCATTTTGTTTTTATATTCAGCTTCACGGCGAATTTCATTTAATTCATCAATCCAAGAACCAACCCACCAATATTCCCAATTTGAATCACATGGATTATCTGTTACAAATTTTCTAAACCACGATGCTGATTTATATATTTCCAGCATAGAATCAAATTTAGATTTACTGGCATTATATCGGGGCTGATATTGTGCAATTTTAAAATCAACAAAATCAAGAACGTGTGATGGTTGCATTTATATTCTCCAGATTAATTTGATATTATAATCCCCGAAGGGATTATATATTAGTGTCCTTGCTTGCTTGGGACATAAACCCCACGGATATTGAATCTGTCACAAACCGCTTTTAAATATGTAGTATTATCCTCATAAAATGTAAATTCAGCATTTTGAAATGGCTTGAGATTAAAAAACTTAGTTAATCCAGCGATTTTTAATTTACCGCCTGAAGTAGTATCTCCATCCATGCGTGAGATAATATAATCAGGCTCACCGAGAATATCACGAATAAATTTATTATCAGCATCACGCAAAACACGGGCAGTTGCAATAATAACAAAAGTATTTTCATCCTTCAAATCTTTACGATATTGTTCAGCCAATGGCAATAATGAATCATCCATTGCGCGATATTCGTTTTCTCTCCAATAATCCAAATCAATGCGTTCGCCATTATCGTCAACGATTGTGCGGTATCTGTGCAAACTGCAAACGATTGTGCCATCCATGTCGTAAATTGAAACTTTTGTAATCTTAGCCATTTTGAACCTCTGTTCTGTGTTGATGTGTCAATTATACACGATTTTCCCCGATTGTCCACGCCTACAGCAAATATTTTGATTGATTTTCGCTATCGCCCCGATTGAAAAAATTAATCGCAAAACCCTTGACACGCCCCAATTATATGTGATATAATTGGCGCCCCAAATTGCAAACAAAAGTATTCATTTTTGTTTGCAACCAAAGGTATTCATTCTAAGTCAACATCTGGAATATAAATTTCTTTTAAGCCGAAATGTTTTTCCATTTTGCGGGCATATTTAATAAACGCTGGCCCGTGTGTTTCTTGTGCTTTATTTTCTTCTTGCCAAGCATGGATTAATTCATGAGCGATTAATACATCCAAATCACGAGTATTATTCTTATAGTATACAGTAATGCAATGTTCAAGCAGTCGGCCATTATCTGAATATTCTGCCTCATATTCGGCATCTGCCCATTTATTTTTACGGGTTATAATCCGCAAATTAACGGGCCGCTTTAATTTCAAGTATTTAATATAATCGTATAAATTAAACATATTATGCCCCTGTCATCATTGCAAAATAATCTTCAAATTCTTGGTCTGTCCAAACCCATGATGGGCATGAGTTCATGAGTGCATCATAGTATGCGCCCGACATATTGTATACAATGTAAGTGTTTGTGTTCATAGGTGTATTATAGCACAGAAAAGAGTAGGGGCATAAAGCCCCTACAGTCTATCAGGTCTTTTCAGCCTTGATGAAATCAGCAATAGCCTTCAAAGCATTTTTGTTAGCTTTGGTTAGCGATTCTGTATCAGCCTCAGCCAAGCCCAAAGCCTCACCAATGTAGTCGGCAACTGTATCTTTTTTAATTACAGCCTCACCAGTTTTGCTAACGTAAGTCTTAGCCTTGTATACCTTCTCACGCGAGAGCTTGGCAACAATAGAACGAACAGTCTTACCCAATTCTGTAGCCATTTGTTCTACAGTTACGCCAGCCTCATAGTCGGCTACCATCTTGGCAGTTTGTTCAGCGGTATAGTTTACAGTTTTTGCAGTCATTTTAAAATCCTAAAAAGTTAAGGGAAAGGGAAAATCAAGGCTTCATCACAAAAGCAAAGTATAACACAAAAGGCAAGACAATGCAACCCATGCAGAGTGCCAAGTCCAAAAATTCTTTAATCTTTTTCATGTTATCGTTTCCTTGTTGCGATGTATCTATTATATCAGGATTTTTTAGTCGTGCAAGCATTTGATAGATTATTTTCTAGGTGTTTACCCTATGAATACTTTGGTTCACAGACCAGGGGCGGTTAGTAGACCTTTGTTTTCACACACGCCATGGCACCCACACACACGCGGCCTACACAATAAAAATCCCAAAACACCCACGGTGCCAACACACAACGTGACCCTAAATTGCCCAAATCGTCCACAATCGCCCACATCCGCCCCGAATCAACCCCCAACCCTGCAAACCTCCACAAAATTATCACACTTGACCGCCAACACCCACCCATGTTATAATTGCCCCAAAGGACTCAAACTATGCAACAACACCTACCTGCAGAAACCGTACAAATTGCCCCAGAAGCCCTAGAAGTAGCCAATTGCTACTTGCAACTACAAGATGCAAAACGTGTGGCCGATGAATTGGACCTGCCACCCACACTGGTCACCGAAATTTTATCACGCCGTGAAGTGCGTGCATACGTTGACCATGTGTTTATGGATATGGGCTTCAACAACCGTTTTGAAATGCGCGCGGCCATGGACGCACTAATCAAGCAAAAGTTTCAAGAGCTGCATGAATCGCAAACGGGCTCGACCAAAGACATTGCTGAGTTATTACAAATATCGCATAAAATGTCAATGGATTTATTAGACCGTGAAATTCAATTGGAGAAATTGCGTGCTGGAACTGCGCCCACCAAACAAGTCAATGTGCAAATCAATGATGATGGCTCAAAGTATTCACATTTAATATCGCGCTTGATTAGTGGGGATGTACAGTAATGCTAACTATCTCTCGTCCAGACGTTAACTGTGATGTGATCGAGGAGTTCCCAGCGGATTCGCGATTTATCAAACTGCCGATTACCAACTACTTAAAGCTCTTAGGTATCTACGAAACCATCAACCGACCCCAAATCGCACTAATCAACGCCGTTAACGATCCCAAGTACCGTTTTGTTTGCGCTGCACTTGCACGCAGACTGGGCAAAACCTACATAGCCAACGTGGTTGGTCAACTTGTCAGTTTAGTCCCCGGCTGCAATGTTTTAATCATGTCGCCAAACTATAACCTATCGGGTATTAGTTTTGAACTGCAACGCAAACTGATCAAGCACTTTGACTTAGAAGTATCGCGTGATAACCTAAAAGACAAGATCATTGAATTATCCAATGGGTCGACTATTCGCATGGGTAGTTTATCAACTGTGGACTCGTGCGTTGGTAGATCGTATGACTTAATCATCTTTGACGAGGCTGCACTTGGTTCGGATGGCGAAGCCGCGTTTAACGTTGCGCTACGTCCTACACTAGACAAGCCTAACTCCAAGGCAATTTTTATCTCCACACCGCGTGGTCGCAACAACTGGTTTAGCCAATTTTGGAATCGTGGTTTTGATTCCAACTTTCCTGAGTGGGTTAGTTTACAAGCTGACTATTCCGAAAACACTCGCATGGCTGAGTCGGATGTTAGCGAAGCTCGCAAGTCAATGTCGCGTGCTGAGTTTGAACAAGAATACTTGGCATCGTTTACAGTGTTTGAGGGTCAGATTTACTCGCTGGCTGAAACCGATGTTTGCGAACCTCCGATGGGGTTAACTGGCGAAGCTATTGCTGGCTGTGACCCTGGCTATCGTGATTTCACAGCATTTGTGGTAATTATTTATGACGCTGTCAGTGATGTGTTTTGGATTGTTGACGAGTATTTAAAAAATGAAGCTACCACTGCCGAACACGCAGAGTCGTTTCGTGAACTGTGTGCGCGTTGGGGTGTAGAAACCATTTTTATTGACTCGGCTGCAGCACAGTTTGCATCAGACCTGGCATACATCTACGATCTTGCTAGCACAAAGGCCAAAAAAGATGTGTTACCTGGTATTGCCTATGTACAAACCCTGGTAGCTCAAAATCGCTTAAAAGTAGCACCACACTGCACTCATGCACTAGCTGTGTTTGACCAGTACCGCTGGGATAACAAAGAAGGTCTACAAAAAGAACGTCCAAAACATGACGACTACTCTCACATGGCCGATGCAATCCGCTATGCACTTTATACTTATACGCTATAATTGCGTGATACTGTAAATTGCTTTATAATTCTATTATACACTATTTGCGTTTGCAATTCAAGTTCGTTTGCCAGAACTGCAACAAAAATTCTGGTATTGACATTTTTATGCATACGCTGTATAATACTAGTAATCACAAAAGGTCCAACTAAAAATGGCCAAGAATACAAACAAACGTATCCCAGTTAAATGGGTACGAGACCGTGCTAAGGCAGCATACGAAAAAAAGTCTATGTGCTTTATCTGTGATTCAGAAAAAGACTTAGAACTACACCATTTACATTCAATCACAATACTCTTAGAGACGTGGGCTGATAGAAAAGGTTACGACATATCAACTGACGAAGGCATTTTAGCTGTTCGTGACGAATTTATTGCAGAGCATAAAATAGAGCTGTATGAAAAGGTTTACACCCTATGTAATCCCCATCATGTAGCACTTCATTCCATTTACGGGAAAGCTCCACAACCAGGTTCCGAACCTAAGCAGCAACGTTGGATTGAATTACAGCGTGAGAAGCACGTTTCAGGTGATAAGTTTGTTGCACACTCTAACCACAGTTCATTTTTCGCGAGATTTATATAGGGAAAACCATGAACTGGATCGCAAAAGGTTGGAACAACATACGAGAAAAGTTGAATCCGGCACAAACCCGAATTGCAGAAGCCGAAGGGTCTCAAGTTGGCACAGAAGCCAAACTTGCTTACCTTCAGGCATTTAAAAAGCTAGAATCTGTTAACAGACCTGTTAACCTATTGGCTAGCGCATGTAGCAGTCTTGATTACGATATCAAAGACAAGGTACATGACGGAGTTGTTGTAGGTGTTCGTCAAAAGACATTGAACACATTACTTAACTTCCGCCCTAATCCGTACCAGAGCGCACAGGACTTTCGTACTGCACTCTTTACGGATTTTATTTTGGAAGGTAATGCCTTTGTGCATTTTGATGGTATTTTTATGTATCACCTACCAGCCTCCAATGTAGAAATCCTAACAGACTCAAAAACATTTATTCGCGGCTTTCGCTACAACGGAGCGGTGGATTTTAAAGAAGACGAAGTGTTTTATTTCCGCGATTTGAGTTCAGACTCAATTTATCGTGGTGCATCAAGACTGCAGCCAGCAGAACGCAGCATGAATATCTTATATTCTATGCAACAATTTCAAGAAGCGTTCTTTGACAACGGAGCTATCTTTGGTTTAGTACTAACAACTGAAAATACCTTGAGCCAGATAGCCAAGGAAAAAACAATTCAGTATTGGTTACAAAAATACAACACCAAGCTAGGTGCTAAGCGTCCAGTTATCCTGGATTCAGGATTAAAGCCACATACACTAGCACAAACAAATTTCAAAGACATGGATTTTGATGTTTCAATCAAAACTCATGGCGAAAAGATCATGACAGCTATAGGTGTACCACCTATTTTGTTAGAAGGCGGAAATAACGCCAACATCTCACCTAACTTACGTTTATTCTATTTGGAGACTGTTCTTCCAATTAATCGTAAGTTTATTAGTGCTGTTGAACGTTACTTCGGATACGATGTAGAAGCTATCACAAGTTCTGTGAGTGCGCTACAGCCTGAATTAAAAGACATTGCAGCTTACCACTCAACACTGGTAAATGCAGGGATTATCAGCCCCAACGAGGCTCGAACAGAGCTACGTTATGAAAGCAAAGCTGGTAACGATGACTTACGAATTCCAGCTAACATAGCTGGATCGGCAGCAAATCCTAGTACTGGAGGACGTCCCGCCTCTGCTAAGGAATAATCACAAAGGGGTATTATGGTAGATAAAAATAAAGTTCTGTTTTTAAACAGTTCTTTTACTAAGAGTGAACCTCTACCTACTGCTGACGGAAAAATTGATAGCGTAATCATCGAAGGTTACGCTTCAACCAATGACGTCGACAGACATGGTGACATTGTTCCTGCAAGCGTGTGGGAAGCTGGTATTAAAAATTACTTGAAAAATCCGGTAATTCTTGCATACCATCAGCACAGTGAACCTGTTGGTAGAATGACTGAGCATAAAGTAGATGAAAAAGGCCTATATGTAAAAGCCCGTATCTCTGCTGCTGCTGAGGATGTTTTCAATCTTGTAAAAGACGGCGTGCTAACCGCCTTTAGCATTGGTTTCCGTATCGTTGATGCGGAATATAATTCAGCCTTAGAGCTGTTTGTTGTAAAAGAACTGGAACTACACGAAATTTCTGTTGTGTCTGTGCCAGCTAATCAAAATACACTATTTAGTCTTTCTAAGGCGTTTGACACGGCCGAAGAATTTAAATCTTTCAAAATGCAGTTTGCAAGCAAAAGCGACTCAGCTAATGGGCTAGAAGCCTCCAGCGAAGCAAACAGCGAAACTATTAAGGAATTGGAAATGACTCCAGAACAATTACAAAAAATGTTGGCCGACGCCGCTAATGCTGCTGCTCAAGAAGCCACAAAATCTCTATTAGCTGCTCAAGAAAAAGCTGCTGCTGAAAAGGCTGCTAAAGCCGCTGCAGACGCTGAATTCGACGCTAAAGTTAAAGCCGCAGTTGCTCTAGCTACTCCTTCAACTACTGGTGCAGAAGCCCTATTAGCTGATATTGAGAAGCGCCTAGAAGCACAAGCAGAATCAAGCAAGTCCGCTCTAGCTGGTCTAGAAGCCGCTATTGCTGAAAAATCAAAAGAGCTAGAAGCTATCACTAAGTCACGTATGCAATTCACAGACGGCAAAGCCGGTGAAATGTCTTATGCAGACAAAGAAAAAGCAGTTATCCTAGCCAAGATGGTTGGTAAAGGTATCGAAGGTACTAAATTTGGCCGTGAAATGGTTGAAAAGTACGGCGCACACCTACCAAGCGCTACATGGGAGCTAGAAGTTTCCACAAACATGGAATCTGAAGTTCGCCGTCGTTTAGTTGTTGCTCCTAACCTACGCAACATCGCGATGCAAACTAACGTTATGACTATTCCTGTAAACCCAGAAGCTGGTGTTGCTACATGGATGGCTAACACAGCGTTCGGTACAACTGCTTCTGCTGGTAACACAGATACACACGCATTAAAAGAAATTACTCTAAATGCGTACAAAGTAGCTACAAACGAATACATGGCTTATGAAGAAGACGAAGACAGCTTAATCGCATTAGCTCCAATCGTTCGTGACGCTATGATCCGTCGTGTTGCTCGCGCTGTTGATCGCGCTATGCTACGTGGTGCAGGTACTGGTTCCGACCCAGTTAAAGGTCTAGTTGGTTATGACGCAGTTAGCGCCGTTACTCTAGACATCTCTGATGCAGCTAAAATGACTGTTGCTAAACTACAGCAACTACGTCGTGACCTAGGTGCCTGGGGTCTAGACCCAAGCGAACTAGTTTACATCGTAAGCACAGAAAACTACTACGACCTACTAGAAGACGCAAGCTTCCTAACAGTTGACAAAGTTGGTAACCAAGCCACTCTATTAACTGGTCAAATCGGTGCAGTTGGTAACACTCCAGTTATCGTAAGTGCTGAATTCGAAGACAAGGCTGCTGGTGCAGCTGGTGCTATCTGCTTGAACCCAGGTAACTTCATCGTTGGTAACCAACGCGGTCTACGTATCGATACACAAGACTTAGTTGAAACACAACGTAAAGTTATGGTTGCAAGTCTACGTACTGGTATGACTCAAGTTACAACTAACCTAGGTGCTGGCGTTTCAGCTCTACGTTACGTAGCTTAATAGTTTAAAACTATAAACAAGATCCTTCGGGGTCTTGTTTTATAAGTGCATTAGGTGCACTTATAAAACAAATGAGGTATATTAATGGCAAATCTAACTACACGTGCAGAATACAAAGCATATGCCAATATCTCCAGCACAAATCAAGATGCAGAAATCGACATAATTATTCCCAAAGTATCGCAGTTAGTGAAAAGCTACTGCCGCCGTACGTTTGTAGACTATTACGACGAAGCACGCACTGAGGTATTTGACGGAGGTTTTGGAAGTTTACTACTAAAAGAAACTCCAGTTACAAATGTAATATCTGTTCAGCAAAGCTTAGATTATGGTCAAACTTATACTAAGCTAACAAAGTTCACAGATTGGGCAACAAGTGGCGACTACGTAGTTGCTATTAATCCACAAGGATTCAAGCCTTATGTAAATGGATACAAGGTCACTTATTTTGCAGGTTACGAAGCAGTACCGGAAGATTTAAAACTAGCCGTAATGGACTTGGTTACTTATTATCGCAAAAACGATGGCTCAGTACACAACAATCGTACTCCTGGTGGGGGCGGTAGTGTTCAACTAGAATATATCATGAACACTAATTTCCCCGCACATATCAAGCGCGTACTAGATTTATATGTGGCGGACTATACGTAATGTCATTTTATACACCTACATGGGTGCGTAAGCTAGTAAAAGAAGATCACAGTAACATACAAGACTATTTGTCTAAACAAAACACGGACTTTCGTGACTATATAGATGCTAATACACCTTTTGTGTTGTGGCTAGAAATAGGCCTAATACGGGAACGAATTCTTGCAAAGAGTAAACCGTATATTCAAGAGTTAGCACTAGCAGTATCTCAAACCAGAGATGTTTCAGATATAATAATTAAGTTACTAGATAAAGCTTATGTCGCTACAATTAATGATTATGGTAGTAACAGTAGATATGTGCGTATAGATCAAGCTGAGTTAAATACTTTACTAACTACTCTAAGTAATGCAGACATAGGCTCTGTTAAGAAAACTATCACAGATAATTTTAGCAGAACAATGATAGTAACTAATGTTACTAAAAAGAATAAGTCTGTTATGCTAATTCTACCAAAGTTTACTACTCTTAACTTTGGCGCAGTATTCAAAAAACAACTAGCAGCCCTAGTTGCTAAATCCAAAGACCTACAAGATTCAGCTCCGGTAGCTGCTGTTGGTGGTATGTTTGGTGGTTTAGTAAAATCAGAAGCTAGCGCTGATAGTTCAGAAAAGTCACGTATGTTGGCATTTGTAAATGAAAACTTTGCAAAGCTACAAAACATAGGACACGTAGAAGTAGACGTTGTAAGTGAAACTGAACGAAAAGTCATGCGAGGCCAAAATAGCCCAAGACTTATACAGGCTTTGGTAACTTTACCAAACGATATTAAAAGTTTCGAAAAGCTACAGCTAAAGTTTAGCAAAGAAACCGGTCAAGCGGCTACTCGCGTAAAGGTTCGTAAAAAATTCTCTAGCTCTAAGCTAGTATTTGAGTTACTAATAGAACACGGACTAGCTGTAGGCGTACCAGAAACACAAGAAGATAACTTATATAAAGCACGTCTTGAACGAGCTTTTAGTATAGGACGAGGTCTTACAAAAACAATTCGTGACAATCCAGGATTGTTAGCTGAACTAGAGACTTCCAAGTCAGCAATAAAATATTTAGAAGAAACCTTACTAAACACTCTTCGAAAGAAGCCGATCAAAGATTATAGTAGTAATACTACTATAGACCAAAAAACCACGGTTACAAAAACAAAAGTAAAGACTCAGTTATCCAAACCTTCCAAAGGTGGAGTAACTCCTTCTTTATCAGGAAAGACTATAAATAGTCGAGCTGTTACCAGCTTAATTAGTTTACAGAACCTTATTAATAGCCAGTTACAAGATGTAATTAGCGCTAATATGGGTGACGGTAATTCCAAGAGTTTATTGAATTATCGTACGGGTAGGTTTGCTAGCTCAGCAAAAGTAGAGCATATGAGCGAATCTCGTGCAGGTATGATCACTGCTTTTTACTCTTATATGAAGAACCCTTATGCAACTTTTAGTGATGGTGGTAAACAATCTAGTCCTAAATCGCGTGACCCTAAATTGTTGATAAGCAAATCAATTCGCGAAATTGCCGCACAACAAGCAATTAATAGAATGAGGGCAGTTGCCATATGAGTCGCAGAACAAGCATTATTAAGGCACTAACCGAAAAGTTAAAACTAATAGATGGTAGTGCCCCTTACCAAGTTAACTTGTTTAACAACGCTTATGCTAAACTAAAATTCTGGGACGAAGTAGAAGACTTTCCAAGTGTTTACTTGACTCCTGGAAGCGAGCAGCGAGAATATTTGCCAGGCGCTTTTGCTTGGGGATACCTTGGCGTTTGCGTAAAAGTATACTGCAAAGGCGAAGAAGCTCAGCTAGAGCTAGAAAATCTGTTAGAAGATATTGAACATTGCATAGACAACAACCGTTCATTAATCTACGACACAGAAAAAAGCTACGAGACCACCGAAATCTTAATTCAGTCTATAACAACTGATGAAGGGCTATTAGCCCCTTATGCGGTCGGAGAAATTAACTTACAGGTCCGATACCAGATTATGTAAGATTCTGCATCAAAGTGCCAACAACAGATAAATGTCTAGTTAGTGCACCTAGATGCCAAACTAAAAAGGAAATGAAATATGTCATTTAATTTAATTCGTAATAGTCGCGTATTTTTCACGACTAACGTAAATGCGGAAACAGGTGTAGTAGCCGGTTCAGGCTTCGATGCAACTAATACTCGTGAAATCCAGGTTCTGGATGGATTTAGTTTTAGTCAAAATACAACTGCTGAAACAGTTACTCTAACAGAAGCAGGTGCAGCACCTGTTCGTGGTCAGCGTAGTTTTAATACTGCACTAGAACCAGTTGATTTCTCCATGAGCACATACATGCGTCCTGCCGACGGTGGCGTAAATATCACTTGTGAAGAATCAGTACTATGGAACGCACTGTTTGCCACAGACCCTATTGGTGGTACAAATGCAGCTTGGGCAGAAGGTACTAGTGCCGCTACTCTAGTTGCTGGTAATTCTAACAGTCACCAATTACAAAAATTTGGTCTAATCATTGTTATTGACGGCGTTAGCTACATTATCGACAACTGTGCTCTTGATTCAGCAACAGTTGATTTTGGCCTAGATGCTATTGCTATGGTTGCTTGGGCTGGTAAAGGTGCTATCTTGCGCCAAATCGCAGGTCTAACAGCTACCACAGGCGCAACAGTAACATTTGGTGGTGGACTAACTGGAACTGCTAAAGGTAAAAATACTACTGCTCCGTTTATTGCCAACAAGTTGAGCACTCTAACCCTAAAGAAAGAGATCGACGGTACAGGTACTACTTACAACGTAGCTATCACAGGCGGTAACTTAACAATTGCCAACAACCTAACTTACTTAACACCAGCTAACCTAGGTGTTGTTAACCGTCCATTCACATACTTTACAGGTACTCGTGCTATTTCAGGTAGCTTAAATTGCTACTTACGTGCAGGTAGTACTAACAGTGCTGGCTTGTTAGCAGATATGTTAGCAGGTAGCACAACAGACGTAGACCCAGCATTCTCTGTACAACTAGAAGTTGGTGGTGCTGCAAATGCTACTCGTGTTGAGTTCGAAATGCCGGCTGCAGTATTAACAATTCCAACTGTTGCAACTGAACAAGTTATTTCTACAACAATTAACTTCACAGCTCAAGGCTCTGCTAGCGGAGCGTTTGAAATTGGTTCTGCTAACGAACTTGAAGTTCGTTACTACACTACTAACGCTGCTTAATTAGCAAGTAGTTTTCAAGGTACCGGCTGATCCCCGGTACCGCTTTTTTCTTACCTGAACTATAAAAAATATTACATATGTCACTTTCCTTAAAAAATCTGCTTGTTCCATCAAAAGCCCTTGAAGTAGAGTATCCAGGGATGCCTGAATTCAAGATTCAGATTGCTTTTTTGTCTCGCGAAACGCTACAAACAATTCGCAAAAAGTCAACTAAAACCAGCTTTAAAAATCGTCAACCAATCGAAGAATTAAACGACGAGCTGTTCTTAGAACTTTATGTTAAAAGCGCAGTAAAAGGCTGGACCGGATTAAAATTAAAGTATCTTGAACAACTAGCTCCGGTTGATTTATCGGGACAAGATTCGGATGCTGAATTAGAGTATTCAGAAGAAAATGCTCTTTACTTAATGAAGAATTCCTCAAACTTTGACTCGTTTATTAGTGAACAGGTAACAGACCTGGGAAACTTTTCAGCGAACAAGTAACAGTAATAAAAGATCAGTTACGTAGATACTATCAAAACTTAGATATTCATATGAGCAAGGATGCTTATTTTGAAATGTGTGAGGCCCTAAACCAAGAACCTATCGAAGAAGAAATCCCCATAGAGCTTGGAGACTTTCCAAACTTGGTGCAGCAGTGTTTTGTTATATACGGAATACTGCCTGATTGCTGGGATTCGATGGGTGGCGGTTATATGGGCAAAGACTATGCCATAGTCTTTAACTTATTTAATGTATATACTATAACAGATCACGAAGAAATACTACTGGCACTTGATTTCTTACAGCACATGGACAGTGTGCGACAGAAAATAATACAGCAAAAAATCAAAGCAAATAGCCCACAGCAGTAATATGCTGTGGGCTTTTTTGTAGCTAAAAAATTTCGGTTTGACAAATCTGTGCCTGTGTGATATAATCGTGTAAACTATAAATCCCTGTTTTAATTTTAAAGCTGAGGACCGTGTTTAGCTATTAGGAGAACAGATGGCCACACAAAATACTGTAAATATTGGCGTAAACGTTAGTGATAACGGCACAGCCAAGAAAGTTGTAAAAAACTTTCAAGAAATAGAATCGGCAGCTAATAGGGCTCAGAAAGCTGCAGAAACCGCAAGTAAGCCTGCAGGCGGTACTCCAGGCTCGCGCGCTGTATACGCAAAAGGTGCGCCTAGCGGTGTTCAGGGACTAATGAGTGGAGAAGACTATGGCCGTGCTCGTGGCAGTGCAGGCACAACCGGTGCTAGTGCCCGTGATTTCGCAAATCAAGCGCAAGGTTTAGGCGGTATTGTTAGATTGTATGCTACATACGCTGCTAACGTATTCGCTGTAGGTGCAGCATTTCGAGCATTAAGCGGTGCTATGGATACTAGTAACATGGTACGCGGATTAGACCAATTAGGTGCTGCAAGCGGAACAGCTCTGGGAAGCTTAAGTAAACAACTAGCTAACACAACAGGTGGGGCTATTAGCTTACGTGAAGCCATGGAAGCAACAGCCAAGGCAAGCTCTAGTGGTATGAGTAGCGAAAATATTTTGCGAATGGGTCAAGCTGCACTAAAAGCTTCACAGGCTCTTGGTGTTAACATGAGTGATGCTGTTAGTCGTATCAGCCGCGGTATTACTAAACTAGAGCCTGAATTACTAGATGAATTGGGTATTTTTGTACGCGTTGATGACGTGGTTAAAAAGTATGCAGAATCAACAGGAAAAGCTGCTAGTGCTGTTACTGACTTTGAAAAACGTCAGGCATTTGCAAATGCTGTACTAGATCAAGCTGAAAAGAAGTTTGGGGCTATCGATCTTGACACTAATCCATATACAAAACTAGCTGCCACTATTTCAAACTTAGCTCAGGATACTCTTGAGTTAGTTAACAAAGGACTAACCCCACTGGTTAACCTATTGTCCGCTAGTCCGACAGCTTTAGCCGTTGTATTAAGCGGTATCGCCGCCACACTAGTAAAACAAGCAATCCCAGCTATTTCAGACTTTCGAGCTGGTTTAGCTAAAGCTGCTGAAGAATCCAAGGCAGTTTCACAAAAGAAACTACAGGACGTTAAAACTTCTCTTGGCGCCGAAATGGCAATGAGAATTCAGGCATTAGATGATGCCGCAGAAGCAGAGTTTGCTAAGTTCGAAGCCAGTAGTAAAAAGCTAGTAGACTTAAAAGCAACAAATGCTAAAAAGTTAGCCAAGTACGATAAAGAAGCTCTAAGAATATCTCAGCTAGACCCTGTGGATATTACTCCAGAGAATATTGCTTATCTGGAAAATTTAGCTAAGAAACAAACAAAAGTATCGGAAGTATACAAACAGATTGCAGTTGACATTTCTGCTTATAAAAAGGTAGAAGAAGAATATAATAAAGCGCAAAAAGATCGCAATATTATTCTAACCGAACAACACCCTCTGTGGACTACAATTGGTCAAAATGAAAAAGTATACCACGATGAGGTCAATGCTTCGCGTCAGCGTTCCGCTAGTAGTCAGATAGCTTATACTTCTAGTACTCGTGGGTTTATGGCGGGTATGCGCGAAGCTGTAAAAGAGTTTTCTGCTTCCAAAGATGGTATAGTTACCACAATGGACTTATTGGACGAGTCCGGTCAAAAGACTGGTACTACACTAACAACAACTACAAAAGGCCTAGGCTTATTTAGTCGTAGTTTAAACTTGGCTAAAAATGCAGCTGTTGGTATGACAGCTGCACTTGGTACAGCTATTAACGCATTTGCTCCTTGGTTGCAAGTAATTGGTTTAGTTGTAGCCGCAGGTGGAGCACTTATTTCTTGGATGTCTAAAACCCAAGAAGAGTCCGCAGCTACTTCAACAGCACTAACAGCAATCAAAGATTCTACTAAAAACTTATCTGATACAATTGATGCTATCAATAAGAAATCTATATTAGAACAATTTGACCCTAAATCAATAGCTGCTAAAGCAACAGCCATAGCAGACTTAACTTCGCAGATTCGCAAAGGATTTGAAAGCGCTTATAAAGAGCTTGATAAAATGGGTGGTAGCGACCGTTTTGTTAATTGGGTAACAAAACTATGGGATGGTGATGTAGAGTCAGAACTATCAGACAAAGTGTCGCAAGGTTTAGCTCGCGTATTCAAAACAATCGATCAATCTACTAGTGCTGGTAAAGCCGCTGCTAAAACTATTCAAGATATTTTAAAAGTTGAAGATTTAAGTTCAGTAGATGCTGTTAACGATGCTTTGGATGCAATGAGCTCAGGCGAACGCCGTCGTGCCTTAGACCTTATTAGCGCAAGCATTAAAACAATGGGCTACGAAATGCAAGTTAGTGCATCTCGTGGTACCGAAGTTGTAGCTGCTTTTGACAAAGCCAAAGACGCTTTAACAAAGTTTAGAACAAACTTTATACAAAAAGATCCTACCACCGAATATGGCCAAAGTTTAGTAGATGCTTTCTTTAAGTTAGACCAAGCACTCAAAGATCCTGAACAGAAACTGCAAGCAATTAGAACTTTAGCAGAACGTATTCGTGATGTAGACGCCCCAACTGGCCTAGTTGTTGCATTGCAAGATATTAGTCGAGACATAGATAGTCTAAACTATGTAGCTAAATCTATTGCAGATATTGACGTAGAAATTTCTAAACTGCAAGATACTGCAAATAGTCAAATTGCCCTAACAAAACTTGCTACTGCTTCAAATATAAGTGCTGGACAGGCATTGCGAAACGTTAATGCACAGATTGCTGCATTAAAAGCAAATCGCGATGTAAAAGTACAAGTTCAGCTAGACATGCGTGCACAAATAGATAATGCAAGTACGCTTGTTAGCCAAGCACAGCTAGCTGTTTTTAAAACAGGTGCTGATATAGTATCCAGCAAACTATCTACTGAGTGGGCTAAAGCCGGTGTTACTGTTACTAACGCAGTAGCTACAGTACTATCAGGAACTGAAACCGGAATTAAAATGCGAGCACAAGCCGAAAAGCTTATGTTAAGCGTACAGGCTCAGCAAATAAAAGTTCAACGAGCTGCAATACTTGCCACCGAAGCTAATACTATTGCACTAGAGCAAAGCTCTTTAGATCGTGACAAGCAGAATATGGACTTAAAGGGCAGCGCAGCAGACGCAGCAGGAAAAGAGATTGCAACCAGACAGTTCGCCTTAGACAAGCGCAAAGAACAGGTTCAATCAGCACAAAAAGGTGGTTCACAAAAAGGTATGTATGCAGACTTGGTTACACAAATAACCAAAGGAGTACCTGGAGTTACTAATGACATGCTTAACTTAGCCCAAAGTTTGGAAGCAAGTGGAGCACAGTTGGCAAATATTAATGCTCAATTTAAGGCAATTGACGTTAGTACAAGTGATAGTTTAATACAATTAGACTTCAAGAAACGTGGAGAGAATCTACAGCTTACACTGGATGCACTAAAAGTTGACCAAGAACGTTTAGCAGTAAGTAAGACTTTAAATTCAGAAACTAACACCGCTGCTATCTTAGAAAAACAAGCGCTAGATGCGCGTATTGCGCAGTTTAATTACCAAAAGAGCGCCCTAGCTGCCGAAGTGCAGATAGAACGTTTTAAAGAGTCTAAAAAAGCTGTTAGTACAAAAGACAAAGATAGCAAGAATAAGCTTGCAGATATAGACAAAGAAATCGCAAGTGTAGAGCAGGTTAGAGAAGCAAATGAGGCCGCTTATGCCGGATCTATTGTTACACAAGGTCTAAAGAACAGACTAGAACTAATTAATGCTGCTAATAAGTCTACTGTAAAAGCTATAAACGATCAGTTTACAGCAGATACAAGAACACTAGAAGCAAAGGCCCAGCAATTAGATACTAGTGAAAAATTATTGGACGTTCAAGCAGCCACAGGTTTGCTGTCCGCCGAATATATTTTACGAGAAAAAAGCGTTCTAGCAGAAAAGAAAGCTCAGCTTGAGTTTGCCAAGGAGTCTGTGGTTGCACAAAACACGCAAAAAACAGCTATAGAGGAAATTAAGCGTAAAGAAGAAGAGCTTAATGCTACTCGCGATGCGCGTATTGCACAATTTGATAAGGAAGCGCAGGGATTTGATTCTGCCGTACAGTATACAGAGGCCGAACTAACTGCACAAAAGGAATTAACCGCTGAACGCACAAAAATTCAAGATACTTATGATAATAGCACCAAAAAAGCAAAAGCTACATTAGATGTATTATTGCAGATTCTGGGTATTACTCGCGAAACTAATGCAGAGCAAGAACGATATAATCAATTACTTACTACAGCAAATGATTTTTCTAACAGCCTAAAAGGTGCCTTTGAGGGTGCGGCAGAAAGTTCAGTGCGTATAGCATCTGCGCTTGGCGACGTTGCTACAACAATGACTGAAGTAGCTATTAACGCAGATAAACGTGCTAAGTCTGAAAAGGCAGCACAGGCAAGTGTTGATAAAGCATGGGAAACCATGGACTACGACGCAGTCAGCGCTGCAGAAGAAAATCTAGCAAAAACCAAGAAACTAAATGCTAAACAAGAGCTAGCAGATGATATAAAAACTGTTAATTCTGCTAAAAAACTGTTCAAAGAAAAAACAGCTGCTTATAAGATACTTAATGGTATTGAAAAAGTAATGCACATAACTAAATTAGCTATGGATGCAAAAGAGTTGGCTGTAAAATTAGGTAGTTTAGCTACTGGAACAGCAGCTAAAGCAGGGGCAGAAGCGGCAGATACTAGTTTAACTTTTGCAGGTACTATTGGCAGATTACCTGCTTATGCAGCAGAAATATACGGTAAAACTATTGGTCAATTAGGGCCTATTGCCGGACCTGCAGTTGCAACAGCTTTAGTAGCTGCTATGTTTGCTATGTTTGGTAAAGGTGGGGCTAAGGGCGGATTTGTACCTAGTTCAGAACAGCGCCAAGAAACCCAAGGTACTGCAATGGGTTGGAATAGTGAAGGTGCAAAAATACAGGTTCGTCGCGGAGTATTTGGTGATACTGAAGCTAAGTCTGAGTCGATTGCTAATAGCTTAGAATTAATTCGTGAAACTAGTGTTGATGGCTTAAGTTACGACAATAAAATGGTAGCTTTGCTAACAAGTATTGATTCCGGTATTAATAAAACTGCTAAAGGTTTATACTCTATTGAAGGCCTGCGTAGCGGCAGTATGTTTGGTACAGTAACTGGAACACAAAGTGGGGGCGGATTGCTTGGAACTGGTGTTTTTGGTAGTAAAACTACTCGTAATATTACTGATAGTGGTTTAATTATCGAAGGCACGTTCGGACAGCTCGCTAGTGATACTAATAAGGCAGTTATTGACTTTTTTGAGCAAGTAACTGTTTCAAAGAAAACTTGGTACGGTAAAACAAGTACTTGGGTTGAAACTAAACGCCAAGAGGTTGACGATGCTACAAGTAGCTTCTTTAAAGATATATTTGGTAACGCTACCAAACTATTTATTGAAGTTGGTTCAAAAGCAGGTATAGATGAAAATGTTGTAACTAGTGTTCTTAATAATTTAAATGTAGGCAAAGAGTTCGCAAGTTTACGCGGTCTAAAAGGCGAAGAATTCCAGCAAGAGTTAAGTGCAATTATAGGCACTATACTAGATGACGCAAGTCTCGCCATATTCAGAAACTTTGAAAAGTTTGCGGAATTTGGCGAAGGTATGTTAGAAACCGTAATTCGTGTAGTTGATACCAATGAAAAGATAAATCAAGCCGTAAAAAATCTAGGTTTAACAGTTGACTTAACAACACTATATGGAGTAACAGAAGCTTTAGCAGAAGCAGCCGGTGGGCTAGAAGAGTTTTTAGATCAAAGCAGATACTTTGCTGAAAACTTTTTAACAGAAGCAGAGCGCGTAGCACCTGTTCAAAAAGCAGTCGTAACTAGACTAGCTCAATTAGGTTATGCTAGTGTAGATACTAAAGCGGAGTTTGTAGCCCTTGTAAAAAGCTTGGATTTAACTACTTTGTCCGGTATTAGTACTTACCAAAGTCTAATGGATCTAGCACCAGGTTTCAGTACTGTTATCAGTGCTGTCGAAGATCAGAGCCAAGCTTTAGAAGATGCTGCACAAGGTTTCCGTGACTTTATACAGCAAATCAAAGATTTTAAGGAATCCTTACTACTTGGAGCTAGTTCAACTCTAACGCCAGAGCAAAAATATGCTCAAGCAAGATCTCAGTTTGAGGATATCTACGCGCAAGCTGTGGCTGGTGATACTGTTGCTATGAGCAAAGTAACAAGTTCTGCACAAAGTTTCTTAGAAGCTTCAAGAACTTATTTTGCTAGTAGTGAGGCTTATACTTCTGATTTTAACAGTGTGTTAACTAAATTAGATGATGCTACTATAAGTGCCAGTGCCAGTGCTAGTGTGGCTGAGCTTCAATTAACTAACTTAAGTATTCAAACTACTTTATTAGAAGAAATTAATAGTAATATAGCTATTATTGCTGGAGTACCTCAAAAAGCTCGTGGAGGACGCGCAAGCGGGCTAACATTAGTTGGTGAATTAGGTCCTGAACTTGTTGACTTTACTTATCCAGGTATGGTTTATCCAGCAGATCAGACTCGTGGTATGTTTACACCTCAAGCAAGTGCAAATAGTAACATGGGTCAGGTAGTTCAAGAACTGCGACAAGTAAAACAAGAATTAGCACAATTACGCAAAGAGCAAAAACAGCAGACTGGTGACTTAATATTAAGTAACTATGACGCAAATCAGAAAGCCTCTCAGGAAGTAGTATCTGCAGTAGTAGATACTAACGGAGAAGCTGTTTGGATTAATCGTTCAAAATCTGAAATTAAGTAAGATAGATAAGGCTTCGAAAGAGGCCTTATTCTTAAGAATCTTAGTACATTGGTTTTTAAGAATAATGAAAGGAGTATGATGAATAATTATCAGACTTGGTTAGAAACACCTAATACAGTTAGAATAGCTATTGTGCAAGTACAAGTGCTTGTAGGCGGAGTACTAACTACTAAATACCTATCAACGCATGCAGTAACAGTAGACGGTATAGAGTACCTACCAGTAATTAAAGGTACAATAACGCTAGAAGAGTCAATATCTACCAACTACTCAGCTGCTATTAGTTTTGGGGACATTGAAATAGCGAACTCCTCCGGACAGTACGATAGTTGGCTGGACAATGTCTGGGTAAACAAACCTATAAAAATTTATATAGGCTCACTACCTGCCACAGGAGTATCAAATACACTATTGGACTTTGAATTAATTTTTGATGGAGTAGTTGCAGATATTGATTCCAAGAGTAGATCCGAGTTAAATATAAAAATACGAGATAAACTACAGAAGCTCAATACTTCTGTAAGCGAAGATTTATTAGGAAATTATTTTCAAGGCACTATAGTGTCCGAAACTACTACCGTTAATCAGTTTCGTAATAATTTAAAGCCATTAGTATTTGGAGAAGTACATAATATTACTCCCTTACTAACAGACCCTACCTTATTAGAGTACATGGTAAATGCTGAGGCAGTTGAGCAGATTATAGAAGTGCGTGATAACGGTGTACCTGTGCCTTTCGAAATTTCTGGTACAGTAGTAATACCTCCCGGGAGTTTTAGGTTGTTGCGCGCACCTGTCGGCGCAATAACATGTTCTGTTCAAGGTGTAAAACGTACTGTAAATATACAAAACTCTACAGCCGTAGATATATATACAAATACTGTTAGTAATACTATTGCCACTCTTTTAAAGTTTTACGGTGAGCAATTAGAATATACAGAATTAGATAACACAAGTTTTCAAAACTTGGGTACAGAAGCTGTTGGCGTATATATTTCTGACAGACAAAATGTTTTAAGTATTTGCCAAGAAATAGCGAAAAGTAGCGGGTTAATCGTATCTACGACCCGAACAGGGAAAGTTAAACTAGTAGATTTAAAAATCCCTGTTTCAGCAAATATAAACATTCAAGATAGTGACATGCTACTAAATTCTTTACAATTAGTAGAAAAACTACCGGTTATAGCAGCAGTTAAACTAGGTTATGCTAAAAATTGGACAGTTCAAAACAACTTATTAACCGGAATACCTGAACAGCATAAAGTGCTCTATTCAACAGAATGGTTAGAGAGTACAAGCAAGGATGCTGCTTCAAAAATAGCATACGAAATTACTGTAGAACCGACACTAGAATCTACTTATCTTATTGATAAAACGCAAGCAGATGCTGTAGCATTAAAAAAACTACAGCTATTTAAAACACAACGAAGAATATATAGAATGGTATGTACCGCAAAATTTTTAAATGTTCAAGTTGGGGATGCTGTTACACTAACTACCACTAGATTTGGGCTAAATTCAGGAAGTGTTGGTTTAGTAGTGTCTGCTAAACCTAATTGGCTACGTGGTAATATTGAGATTGGGGTATTAATTTAATGGCACAACTATTAAACGATAGAAACGAACTACTATTTGCATCTTCTAGTAGGATAACTGGAGCTAGTGTTACATTAGATTCCGGAGCAGCAACTTCACTTATAGTACCTAAAGAAGCTTTAGTACCTACCCCTGCATCTATAACTATTTCAGCCAATGTTGTAGGGTATATAACTCCTGCATATTCCTGGAGTTATAGATTCGGTAATACGAGTAGTTTTACAAATATTACAAGCACAACTAATCCTTTAGTATTAAACCTAGACAGTGCTTTTTTAACAGCTTTGGGTACCGGTACGGTCGTACAATATAAAGTAATTGTATCAGAAACTACTAGTAATATTGGGGTAAATCAAAGCGAAGCAATACTTTCAATACCAGTTCTGCGAGAAGGTTTAGATGGTATAGATGCTATAAATAGCGTTCAAGTTGTGCTATATAGAAGAACCTCTAGTAACCAAGCACCAGAATTACCTACTACAGGCGACTCCACGTATACTTTCAACTCTGCGCAAGTAGTTGGACAGCCTAGCGGATGGTCTCAAAATATACCTTCGTCAACTGCTGGTAAATACTTATGGACTACACAAGTTTTAGCCGCAGGTATAGGGCTTAGCTATCAATTTTCTAATACCTTATGGTCAGCTCCGGTACTTTTTGCGCAAGACGGTATAGACGGCACTCCAGGAGGTGCTGGATCTAGTACAGCTTTGGTATATGCATATAAACGATCTGCTGCAGCACCCACAGATAACCCTGGCGCTGTAGACTATAGTTTTTCTACTAATGTTATCACAACAGCTACTTTAGCTAATAGCTGGTCAAAAAGTATTCCTAGTGGAAGTAATCCTTTGTACGTTACAATAGCTACTGCTAGTTCTACTACTGGAACAGATAGTATTGCTGCAACAGAATGGGCTAGCCCAGTATTGTTAGTACAAAACGGTAGTAATGGTACTAACGGTAGTAATGGTACTAACGGTACTAACGGTACTAACGGTACTGACGGTATTAACACAGCAAGTGTATTTTTATATGCTCGCAATAATAATTCTAGTACAGCACCAACATTAAGTACTGCAGGTAGTAGTACTTATACTTTTTCCACAACAGTATTGAGTGGAACTATACCTAGTGGCTGGACTCAAACAATACCTGACGCTAGTAATGGAACGGTAATTTGGGTAGTACAAGCTACAGCTGCCAGCTCTAGTACTACAGATACTATAGCTAATACTGAGTGGAGTACAGCTAAAGTACTAGCACAAAAAGGCGATCAAGGCACTCCAGGTACTAATGGTACTAATGGCACTAATGGCACTAATGGCACTAACGGTACTAACGGTACTAACGGTACTAGAGGCAGTCGACAGTTATTTTCTAATAGCTCTATATATGTCAATACTTACACTTTGTCCCCAAATTCAGCAGGAGCTGCAAGCTATGCAGTTAGAGCTAATCAACTGATTGCTGCAGCAACTTCTGGTAGTATACCTACTACACCTATAGAAGGTGATACAGTTACATTCACTAACGGCACAACTTACGTATATACTATTACTTATAATGCAAGCACGCAACAGTGGGTAACTCCAGGTACTGTAATTGATGGCAACTTATTGGTAACAGGGTCTGTAACTGCAGCAAAAATAAACTCTAACGGCCTAGAGGTTAGGGCCACTGATGGTAGCGTAATATTAAGTACTACACAGAAACTTAATAGTACATATATTAATAGCGTAGAAGCAAACCAAATCAACGCAGGCACTATTAATGTCGGACTAAATATAACTAGTACTGACGGATTATTTAGAATAGATTTTGCCAACAAGTTTATCAGTATTAGTGTATAAAGGAGTACAATGGCACATTTAAGGATAGTTTATAGCAACAAGTTGACACAGGTATCTGGTTCAGCTGCACACCCAACTACTAACGACTACAAATCGCAGACTTCTACAGGTACAAGTTTTACCTTAACTACTGTACCGGTTTCAGGAAGTGTAGCAGTAGTAGCTTATTTACCAGAACATACTTCTGCTATAACAATGACAGTTGCTGGATTCGCACCAGTAATAGAGACCACTGTAAGCTCTAGTGTAAACTTACAAAATGCTTATGGTGGAGGTAAGTATGTGGTAGCGTATCTAACTGGACTAAGTAATCAGACAAACTTTACTGTAACTTTTAGCACAAGTGTAAAAGTTAGTAGATTTATTGTCGGAAACTATTGGAGTCCTCAACATAATATTCCTTTTGGAATTACTGCTGGATATGCGGATACTAGTATCTCAGAACGACTACAGAGTGGAGATCTGTATACCACGCCAGGACCTCGTAACAAAACACTACAATTTGCGCTTGAGTATTTAACGGATACAGACAAGTATGAGTTTTTTAACATATTAAAAAACACAGGAAAGCTTGGCTGCGTTTTTGTGTCAGCATTTCCCGAAGATGTAGACAAAAGTCGAGAGCAAATGTATAGTATATATGGTAAGTTAACTAATTTAAATGGGATTAGCTACGCACAATACACCAGGTATACTAGTTCAGTTGATTTAGAAGAGTTTTAAAAATTAAATACCCGCCATAAAAGGTGGGTATTTTTTTGTGTTGACTTTACTATGCCCTTGTGCTATAATATACCAAAATGTCTGTAGTCTCCCAACTTTTAAGTTCAAATAGGGATTGCGCTATATTACAATCAGTTAAATAAAGTTAGTGGCTAAGTAGTTTATATCCACTATAAAACGGGGAGAATTAGTTTATGTTAGAATCTAGTTTTGAGCAAAGCCTACAAGCTATTAGCCTAATTGCAATCGCAGTAATGGCTGTTTTTATAGGTGCGCAAAAAATATTAAAAAATTGGCGAAGTACCGAAGCAGAGACTAGTATTATAACGCTCATGCATACAGAATTGGAGCGTATGAGTCAGCAAAATACAAAGCTTAGCATTGAATTGGGTAGGCTACATTCAGAAGTAATAGCATTAAATAGTGAACTACAAAAATTAACTGTAGAAAACCAACATCTACGAACTGAAGTAGCGGCCTTAACTCAAGAAGTAGTAAAGTTCAAGCAGCTATCTGCCACAAAGAGAGGTGGTTAAAATGCAACCAGCTAAAATAAATTATAAAATTTACCAAGGCAGTACGTTTCAAGAAAGCTATCGTTGGGAATCAGAAACAAAAGTTTATGTTCCAATTCAGGCTATTCAAAAAAGCGCTCCTTGTGTTATAAGTACCACAGTAAACCACAACCTTCCATTAGGTTGGAGGTTTAGAGTAGTAGGTGCTGGCGGTATGAAAGAGCTTAATAATGTAGGTGAAACATATTATTTGTCTACAGCTTATAGTGCTGTTGCACCAACACTTATAGATGTGCAAGAACTAGAAGAGATTTATCTTGGGCAACTTGACATTTGGAACGAAATGAAAATTCAAGATGCTCAAATTGTCGCCCCAACAATCAGACCTTGGGTAAACTTAACACCAGTAGCAACTTATCAGCTAATAATGTCAAGTGGCCAACAAATAAGCCCTCCAGTGCCAAGTAACTTTGCGCCGACATTGCACAATTTAAATAATTCCTATACGACCTGGCAAAATGCAGTTACAGCTAATCAGGCAACTGTTGCCGCAGCACAAGCTGCAGCAGCAAACAAGATTGAAATCAACCAAGTAAATAGTCTTCAATATACTGCTTATACAAATGGTGGCGTTGTTGAGTACAATCAGCCAGTGCCTTTAATTAGTTATAGTGCTCGTATGCAGATACGGGAGACTTCTGACAGCGAAGATGTTATATACTCCACTACTAGCGGTCCAGGTGGTCATATTATCATAGACTTAGAGTTAAATTCTATAACTATTACAATTCCTGCAGCAGTTACTCAAACTTTTGATTTTGCAACAGCTGTTTACAGCTTAGAACTCTATGAAGCCGGAGGCTTAGTTGTTCCGTTCTTAACAGGTAACTTAACACTGGTTCAGGAGGTTACAAGATGACCAGAGTAGTAGTAACTGAGCAAGGTCAAACAGTTGTTGTTGAAGATTCACGTCCTCAAACAGTTGTAACTGGGCTACTGGGCCCAAGAGGTGCGTCTAGCTTCGCACAATTACAAGATATAGATCTAGCTCAGCTAGGTCAAGGGTCCTTATTAGTATACAATAATCAAACACAAAAATGGACCGCAACCACACTCTTAGACCAACAAATTGTTGAGTCAGGACAATTTTAAAGGAAAAGAACATGGCTTCTATTTTAAGAATTAAGCGCAGTGAGGTTAGTGGTAACCCAGCTGTATTAGGTGCTGGTGAGTTAGCTTATACGGCACTTGCTGACAACGGATCCAACGGAGGCGACCGTTTATACATTGGTATGGGAACCGAGACTGCAGGTAATGCAGTTAATCACGTTGTAATTGGTGGTAAGCGTTATACTGATTTAGTTGACGCAGCTACAAATTTAAATACTGCTAATACTATTGTTCGTCGAGACAATGCAGGCAGCGTTTTCTTAGATATTACCGGCGATGTAACTGGTAATGCTTCAACAGCTACTGCATGGCTAAATGCACGTAGTTTAGCACTAACTGGTGATGCGACTGCTACTTTTACCGGTGTTGATGGTACTCAGAATTTAAGTACAGCAATTACATTGGCTACAGTTAACAGCAACGTAGGTACTTTTGGTAGTACAACACAAATCCCTGTGGTAACTGTAAATGCCAAAGGCTTAGTGACTGGCGTTACAACAGCCTCTATTTCAACTAGCTTGAATATTGCTGGTGGAACAGGCAGTGATGCTGTTGCACTTGGAACAGATACGCTAACATTTGCCGGTGGTATTGGTGTTGCTACCACAGTTACAAATAATCAAGTTAGTTTTGCTATCGGTCAAGCGGTTGGTACAACAGACAACGTAACTTTTAACAATGTTACAGTAAACGGAACCTTAACTTCTGATGACATTACTGCCGCAAATATTAGTGTTGACGGTAACGCTGTTATCACAGGTAACTTAACAGTACAAGGTACTACAACAACAGTCAACTCAACAGCCGTTGCAGTAGCAGATATTAATATTACACTAGCAAAAGATGCAGCTAACGCTGCCGCTGCCGAAGGTGCTGGTTTAACTGTTGCTGGAGCAGGGGCAACTTTAACATACACAAGCGCTAACGACCGTTGGAACTTTAACAAAGACTTAGTGGTATCTACAGTACATGGTGCGTTAAATGGTAATGCTGCTACAGCTACTAAGTGGGCTACTGGCCGTACCGTTGCAATTACTGGAGATATTAGCTACACTTCCGCTAGTTTAGACGGTAGTGCAAACGTAACTGGTGTAGGTACTCTTGCAACAGTTAACAGCAATGTTGGAAGTTTTGGTGACTCAGTAACTGTACCTAATTTCACAGTCAATGCAAAAGGTTTAATTACCGCAGCAGGTAGTACCGCAATACCTATTGCAACAAGTATTGTAAAAGGTTTAGCAAGTTTTGTAAACACTAATTTTTCAGTTGTTAATGGTTTAGTATCAATTACAGCAGTAGACGGCGGAACTTACTAATATAGACACCTGCTTATATAAGCACGAAAGGTAGCCATATGGCAGAAATAAAAATAAAGCGCAGCAATGTAACTGGTCGTGTACCCACAACCAGTGACCTTGCCTTAGGCGAGCTTGCCATCAACACCTTTGATGGCAAGCTGTTTTTAAAAAGAAACAATGGTACAGATGCTGTTGTTGAAATAGGTGGCAGCGCAGCAGGAGTGGCTAGCTTTAACACTCGTACCGGTGCGGTTACACTAAGCTCTGGTGACGTCACAGGTGCTTTGGGCTTTACCCCACTAAGTAACACTACAAGTTATTTACCCCTAGCTGGCGGTAGTTTAACTGGCGACGTAAGTTTACCATTCAATATTCTTACTGCTTATAGTACTCAAACTGAGCAAGTTAATACGTCTAATCTTAGCGTCTCAAGTAGTGTTTATTTAGACGGTGCATGGGAACTTTATCACAACTCTGCAACTGAGAACCTTGAGTTATTTCACTATAACTATACAAATGCTCCTCAGAACTTACTTATTAACGGCAATGTAGCGGTTCATGCAGGTAACGTTGGTAGCTACGCTGCCTCTACTTCGCACACGCACGACTACTTGCCCTTAAGCGGCGGTACACTAACAGGTAGAACAATTGTTAACGTAGGCGGTCGTGCACTTACCGTTGGTGGATCTCCAGCAGGTGCTCCTAATGCGGTAATTGCAGCACATGACGGTTACTTGGAAATTGTAGCCGGAGCAGGCGGTGCTACCAATAAATCTGGTGTTGTATTTCACAACCCAAATATTTCAACATCAATTTTAGAATACGTTAACACAACCTCAGATGCTGCGTATTTTAACTTCCGCTCTGATGACGTTTCGTGGAATGTACGTGTTAACAACAGTATTGTACTTCACGCAAGTAATATCAGCAGTTATGCGCTTCCATTAAGTGGTGGTACATTAACAGGTAACCTAAGTATTAATACTGGATCGGTAATTAACTTTGCTGGTCAGTCAGATACTGTTGGTTACAACGCCACTAGCGGTCTTGGTACTTATATCAAAGGCACAGGTAGCACATATATCTATGGTGGTGGGTCTTTTTATGATGGCACAGCCCAGCGTGCTTTGATTCATGCAGGGAACAAAGATAGTTATACATATCCACCTGCATCCCATACTCACAGTTATTTACCACTAAGTGGCGGAACATTAACTGGCGAGTTAACCATTGCTACTGGAGCTGCAACTGGTTTACGTATAAATACATCTACAGGTACACAGTCTTTATGGGTTCGCGCTGGTTATGATACCGACGGAACCGCTACTCCAGCAGTTTCTGCAACAAATATTCAATTTCAGTCAAGCGGCAGTAGTGGTGGTACTTTTAGTTTTGTTTCAGGCAATACTAAAGCATTATCCATAGGTAGTGTAGTTAATTCATTAGTTGCACTTCAGCAAGCAGGCAATCAAGTTCTACATGCCGGTAATTATAACAGCTATTCACCAACCCTAACCGGGGGCAATGCTTCAGGCACTTGGCCTATTAATATTACTGGTTCTGCAGGGTCAGTTGCTGCTACAGCTACAACAAACCTATATAGCCCAAATGCTGCAACTGTTGTTAGTGGTGATGCTGCTACAGCAATGCCAGGCACAGGAAACTCCTTAATACATACTCTGGCAACAGGTCCAAGCGGTAATGATGGACATATTATTGGTATGTCGTGGGCTAATACCACGTCTGTTTATGGTGCTCAAATTTGGGTGGACACAGACCCTACCAATAGAATGGCGATTAGATCGCGCAGTAGTACAGGGGTTTGGAACGGTTGGTCGGAAGTTTTAACTGCAAACAACTACACTAGTTATTTCCCAACATGGTCTAGTGGTGTCACTGGCAGTCACATTGTTCAGCGCGATGGTAATGGATATATCTATGCCAACCATGTTAACTTTAGCACCGGCGAAACCGAAAACCCCACAATCAACTCTTTTATCACCAGCAATGGTGATGGGTGGTCACGCAAGTCGTCAAAGTCTCATGTTATTAATCAGCTGAGCTTATTGACTGCAAGTAATTGGAGCAATTACGTTCAAATCCCTTATACAGGTTGGCCAGGTTCGCCAGGAGCAGATGCGAATACTTTCTTAGGCGGTAGTTGGTTACGTTCATCGTTTACATACTCTAATAATGCGCCATGGACTGGCCCATTATTTAGTGCGCCAGCTGGCGGTTATGATATGCAGATCAATGGTCAATATAGTGGCCACGAATTTTCGATCCGTAGCCGTAATGGTGATGCTGGTTCTTGGATGTCATGGAAACGCATATTAACTGATCATAACTACAATACTTGGGCACCCACATTAACAGGTGGTGGGGCTTCAGGTACTTGGAGTATCAACCTTAATCTGGGAGGTTCAGGTCATACTATTACCAACAACTCTTGGGCTGGTGGTGCTGGTTACCACGGGTACCAGTTTAATGGTGGTGATTACAGATTTGGCTTCTCGTCTACTAGCGGTGTTGTTAGTGTATACGCTGACGGTAACTTTTATGCAACTGATAGTTCACACTTAGTATTACACGCAGGTAACTACAGCTCATATGCTCTACCCTTAAGCGGCGGAACAGTTGGTGATCTTAGAACTAACTTTCTTTCTGGTGGTGGCGGACATAGTTTTGGCTCTAGCCATTATTCAATGGGCAAGGACTATGCCAACGGTGGTTGGTCACATCCACACTACTCTGACTTGATTATTGGATACCACACTGGTATTCGTATTGGTGCTGCTTATTCTGGTATCCGCTTCTACAACAACTCACCAACCACTGACGCTAACAACGACGGTAATGGCGACGGCGGCGAAGCGTTATTGATGACTATTGGTGGTCATGCTGGTGGTTCAGATGTAGTAATAAATAATAGTCTGCAACTAGCCAATAGCAACTTAAAACTAAGTCAAGGTGATGGCACTGGGCTCCGGATTACCACCGCTTATGGTTGGGTTAATTTTGGTGCTCAGAATAGTAGTTGGACGCACGTTTATTCCGACAAGGCGTTTTATACAAACCAAGACTGGTACGTAAATAACAGCGTAATGTTGCACGCAGGTAACTACACAAGCTATGCAACTGCACGTACTAGTGGAAACCGCCCGGGCGTCACCAAGCTGTATCGCAACGAAGATGATAGTGGTTACAACGTTCAGACAACGTGGAGTTCAGATGCCAGCGGTTATTGGTCTTTGCGCGGCTACTACAACGACAACTACCATGCTGCTTGTTATGTAGCGCTGTCTGGCAGGTCTAACCGTGCTAATGGTAACTTCTATATTGATGACAACTATGGTTGTGGTATTGTTGGTGCTTATGCATCTACACGTTATCAAGGCGTGTTTGCCATGGGTGACAGTTACAAGTTGCCTGCAGATGGTACAACAACGGGTAGTTTATATGGCTTGGCGTGGTCACATCCCAACGCTGGCGGTGCTGCTGGTAACTTAACCGACCACGGTTTGCTTGTCATCAACAACGGCGTTTTCAAATGTGCTATATCTAATTCGATTGTTGCATCAGGAAACATTACTGCATATTCAGATGAGCGTTTAAAAACCAACTGGCGTTCAATGCCAGAGAACTATGTGGCTCGTTTAGCCAAAGTCAAAGTTGGTATTTATGATCGCTTAGATGAGGAAGATAGTACACAAGTTGGTGTTAGTGCACAGTCATTTCAACAATTGCTTCCACAAGCAATTATGACTGCCAAAGATGACATGCAGACATTATCCGTTTCGTATGGTAATGCAGCACTCGCCTCAGCCGTAGAGCTAGCCAAAGACAACGTTGAACTTCGTGCTCGTATTGAGCGCTTAGAATCACTTATTGAACAACTCCTAAACAAGGAATAAACATGACAATCGAAGCAGCACCACAACCAAGTGATTTTACTGCAACATTCACAATCAAAGTAACTGGTTTACGTACAGCTACCATTAACGGCATTGAAAATGCGGTTAAACAAGTAGAGTGGACTATGAAAGGTACAGAAGCAGATCAAACATTTGAACTGCCTCAGTCTACCACAGTACCCGACCCTCAATCGGAGGGATTTGTGCCACTAGCTAGTTTAACAGAAGCGCAAGTAATTGCGTGGATTGAAGCTCACGAAACACGTATTCCAGGTATCAAAGCACATATTCAGCTGGTACTTGATCGTGAAGTAGCCAAAGCTGCACTAACCTCAACCACAATGCCTTGGGCACCGGTTGCAGAAGTGCCCGCAGCACCAGAGGCTCCCGCAGCCTAATTACAAAAGCGGCCTAGTGCCGCTTTTATTTAAGCTATAAGGATTTATATATGGCATTACCAGCATCCGGTGCAATTTCGCTGTCTCAGGTCAACGTTGAACTGGGGCGTTCTGCTACTGCTGCAATCAGCATGAACGATCCAGCGGTTCGTGTTTTGTTTTTGGGAGTCTCAAACCCTACAACCACTATTTCAATGCAAAGTGGTTATGGCAAAGTCAACCAATTTGCATTTACTATATCCGCTAATCAAACTGCGGCAAACCTGCGTACACTAGCAGTAAATGCTGGCTGGAATCAGTCTACTAAGGTTGTTGCTACTATAAACAGTGGTGTTTATATTAGTAGTAGTAATACTGGAACTACAGCTCTGACCATTAACGGATCGTTTCCTAATGGTGTAGAACTTGTAAACAACGGATTTATCGTTGGTATGGGTGGTTTCGGCGGCAACGGTGCTGCAGGTATGACACAAGGTTCTGTTGGTGGTGCCGGTGCAACTGGTGGACGTGCATTGATTGCTTCTGTGGCTGTTGCAATACGAAACAACGGAACAATAGGTGGTGGTGGTGGCGGTGGCGGTGGTGGTGGCCAAGTTTACGAACTTGGTGACAAAAACAATCCGGCCTCATTCGGCTGGGGCGGTGGTGGTGGTGGCGGTGGCCGCAGCGGCAGCACTGGTTCCACAGGCGGTCCTGCTGGTAACTCATATGGATCACAATCTAGATCAGCTACCGCAGGCGGCTCTGGAACAACTACTGCAGCTGGTAGTGGTGGCCAATCTGGTGCTGCACCTAACTCTCAGTATCAAGGTGGTGCTGGTGGAGCTGGCGGCGGTTGGGGTGCAGCTGGCTCGGCTGGTGCAAGTGGTGCTGGACCAAGCTATCCAGTAACAGCTGGAGGCAGTGGCGGTGGTGCAGGTGCTGCCGTAGCTGGTAACGCAAACATTACGTGGCTTGCCACAGGAACACGCTTAGGAGCAATTGCATGAGCATTGAATACACATACGAAATTATTTCAGTCGATCCAACAGCCCGTTGCATGGAGGTTGTATACTCTGCCACGGGACATCCAACTATGCATATTGGAACAAGGTTGCCATACGAAGGAGAAACTCTTGAAGCAGTTATCCAGATGTATGCTCCCGTCGCTTACTGGCAAGAGCTTTCACAGCCGGTAGTCGTACCTAGTATAGGCATAACAGGCACAGTTGCTGCAACAGTAGTTCCAGCAGTTGTTCAACCAGATGATTCTTCTAGTGTAATTAATCTTACTATAACGGACGTGTAATGTCTAATATTGTATACACCGTTTACAAAGCATTTGATTGGAAAGTGCATAAAGCAGAGTGTCTGGATGGGTATTCATTTCTTGTTACAACAAGCAAAACTGGTTCTCGTACAGAAGCAGCTAATATTACTTTATACACTAAAGGATTATTAATAGGTGAAGCTATAACAGATAACTTGCCTGTTCTTGATAGACCGCCAGGTACGTTCAGTCAAAACTTAAACCCTATCAGACAAGGGCAGTTTAAATTTACTGCAGTAGGAAATACACAGTGGTGGTGTATTAACTATGTTTTTAATCAAAAACAGTTGCCAAATGTACTGCCTATTAATATAGCTGCCGGAGCTTCACAATCCTTTCCAGTTGGCAGCAAACTGTTTTTATGTGACGGTACTGCCACAGTAAATGGTCAAGCAGTGACCACTCCAGGTTGCTTACAAACCAGTAATTCTGCTATTGAAATTGTTGCTTTTAACAATGTATATGGTTTTGCGTTTTTAGAATAAATATGCTTAAATTTTTATTAATGCTGCTTGAAAAACTTGGCAGGCATGAGGCACTTGTTGATGCCTATGGGAAAGTTTACTGGCATAGATACTATCTTTTATACCGCGATCGCATGGATAATCCAAGATGGTTAGACTACTTACCAAACGCTTATATACATATTTTTAAAAGTTCAGAACCTGATGGTGAAGACGAGCATAGCCATCCTTGGAATAGTGTTAGTTTACTACTTCAAGGTGAGTATACCGAAAGTATTAACTATACGGAACAACGTACTACAAAAAAGTGGAACTTTGCGCGTTTAAGTTACAAACAGACTCACAGACTTACCGGTGTAAGCCTTGGTACTACTACACTGTTTATGCATGGCTTTCGCAAGGCTAACTGGCGGTTTTATGTAAAACCACATACCACAATCTGTGAAACTTGCAAAAATCAAAACAATGGTGTTTGCTACAAAGTTCCACAGACCATGAACTTTTCTGAATACTTACAGCGTGGAGACAGTGCAGATACGCCTTATGGTAAAAATCGCACTATGGTCTGGACAGTTGTAGATGCTGTGTTCAAGGAAAAGTTAGCTCGTCGACAAGCAGCAGTAAAAAAGTTAAATATCAAAACTCCAGAAACAAAAGCCCAAGCCAGAGATATGATTCGAGATCATCTTATAAAGAGAACCAAATGATTAATTCATTTTTTACAATGACCCCTGTAAAGTTTAGGATTGTTGGGGCGATCTCTACTGCAATGCTTGCGTACGCTTTGTACCAAGGAGGCTCTGCAGCACATTGGGCACTTGCAGTAGCGCTTTACTTTTTATATGGATGTTTAGGTATTGCAGTAACTTTTCACAGGTACCTTACCCACAATAGTTTTAAAATGTCTATTTGGAAAGAGCGCGTGTTTGCGTTTTTTGGTCATTTGGCAGGTACTGGTAGTGCAATTTCCTGGGTTGCTGAACACATCAATCATCATAAGTTTTCTGATACTAGCCGCGATCCTCATTCGCCTAAAAACGGTGCGCTAAATATGTGGATGCTTAATTATAAAACTTCCGAAAAAACGCGCAGCAAAACCGTATTTAGAATGCTTCGTGATCCGTTTTATCGCATACTACACAAGTATTTTTTAGCATTGCATATTGTGTGGGTGCTGGCTTTGTATGCGCTATTTGGACTCAACGGCGTAATCTTTGGACACTTTGTACCAGTGGCATTTGTTTTTTTAGGCAGCGCTGCAGCTAACTTTTTTGGACACACTTACGGTATGCAACGATATGCAACCTCCGACGATAGTAGAAATAATCCTTTATTGGCTTTTTTCTCGTGGGGCGAAGGCTGGCATAATAATCATCACCGGTTTCCTGGCAGACCCAATTTTGGTGAAAAATGGTGGGAGCTGGATGTAAGTTGGAGGGTAATACGATTAATAAAATCGTAATTAAATTTACAAAGGCAAAATAAATGTTTTGGATTTTAGAAATTTTTCCACATTGGTTGTGGGGGTTGTTATTAATAGCTGGATTTTCCGGATATTTTTTATCGCATTTGGTTCCTATAAAAACATATCAACTGCCTGTCAAAATTGTTAGTGGTATACTGGCATGCGTAATAATTTTTATAATTGGACTGTTATATGCTAATGGTGTATGGAAACAAGCCGCCAAAGATTTGCAACATAAAGTTGAAGTTGCAGAAGCAAAGTCACAACAAGTAAATGAAGTTATAAAAGAGCGTGTAGTTACTAAAACTCAGATTATAAAACAACGTGGTGAAGCCACAGTTGAATATATTACCCGCGAAATAACAAAACACGACTCAGGCTGTCAGATACCTGTTGAGTTTGTTACAGCGCATAACTTAGCAGCAAAGGCACCTAAATGAAAATTGCACTGCTAGTATTAACACTATTTTTAACTGGGTGCTCCACAGTTGTACCCGTTACCCAGAAGTGGCCGGAGCCCCCAGGTCTGCAAAGCCAGCAACCTTGCCCAGAACTTGAAGCTCTTGCAGAAAACCCTACGTTGAGTCAAGTAGCTCAAATTATTAATCGTAACTATACACAATACTATCAGTGTGTAGTTAAATTAGAAGCCTGGCAGCAGTGGTATCAACAACAACAACTTATCCATAAGGGACTAAAGTGACAGAACTAACATTATCTCAATTGCAACAATTGATCCCTAAAAACCCTTATGTCAAACAGTGGCATCAGGCGTTAGCTCAATTACTGCCAGACTACGAGATTAACACTCCGCGTCGTATTGCTGCTTTTGTAGCACAGTGTGCTCACGAATCCGGAAACTTTACTGCGCTACGTGAAAATCTAAACTACAAAGCAGTCACGCTACGAAAAATATTTCCCAAGTATTTTCCCACGGATGAAATGGCACAGAAATATGCCACAATGCCCAACAAGCAACAAGCAATTGCCAACTTAGTATATGCTAATCGCATGGGCAACGGACCTCCAGAATCCGGTGATGGCTGGCGTTTTGCAGGTAAAGGCCTAATTCAGTTAACTGGCAAGGATAACTACACTTGGTTTGCAGCCTCACTAGGTATTAGTGTAGAAGAAGCTGCAGAATACTTGGAAACATTTGAAGGTGCAGCACAATCAGCCTGCTGGTTTTGGGAAACCAATAAACTAAATCAATGGGCAGATGCTGGTGATATTCTAATGCTAACTAAGCGCATTAATGGCGGCACTATCGGCCTAGAAGATCGGAAAAAACACTACGAACATGCATTGCATGTACTAGGAGGATAAGTTGCTTCAACTTAAATATTTTGTAGCAATACTACTTCTAGTACTATTTGCAAGTGGAGTATTAGCTCAAGATGCAGTAGTAAATACCAATAGCACTGTTACTACTAAATCCGATAGTAACAGCACTATTAAATCACCACCAGCATCCGCTATTAGTCCTACTATTAATACAGCCAATAGTGACTTGTGTACTGTTGGTGTAGCCGGTGCTGTACAAACTCAAATCCTGGGTATTAGTGCTGGTGCTACAGTAGTGGACCTTAATTGTGAACGACTAAAATTATCAAAAACACTTTATGACATGGGTATGAAAGTAGCTGCGGTAAGCACGCTATGCCAAGACAGACGAGTGTTTGATGCTATGATGATGGCAGGTACCCCTTGTCCATTTGACGGGTCGATTGGTTCGGAAGCACGTGCTGCTTGGAAGGCTAATGAAGGCCTACAGCCAAGTACCAAAACAAACAGTGGAGGTATAAGCAATGAAACTAAAACACTACTTGGTGGTGGTGGCCTTATGGTTCTGCTCTTGCTACTCTTACTCTGAAACTATTACTGATAAAACTTCAAATGCCGCCGCTTTTGGTTTATCGTGGACTATGACCAAAGTACTTCCACAGTACACAGGGTTAACAGTAAACAGTGTTAATTACCGATATACTACTGTTAAAAATACAGAAGATCCAATGGTGGTTAGTATACAAAACCTTCATACAAATGGCAACGGATATGTTTTTCGTAGTGTGGACGATTGGACAGCAAGGCCTGGAAATACTATAACAAAAATAGTACCAGTTGATAATATTCCGGTTACAAGCTGGGGTCGTGGAGAAATCACTGTTCAAGGACAAGGCAGTGTCACAGACCCTTTTGTAAGCTATGGGTATAGGTATGATACTTGTAAATTAGAGCCCGTTACTGACACAAGTTGTCCAAACTATAAATTACCGCAAACAAAATTACCAGAACTAAACTCTGACACATTGCCACAATTTGCTAAGTACAGCTATGATAGTGAAGAAGCCCTAGAAACAAATCGTCGTTTCGGATTAACTGAGCCGAAAGAAAAGAAGCTTAAAGACAATAAGAGCAGCAACTCTTTGATAACTGCACAAGCAGCTGCTCAAGCCGCTGCACTTGAAGCACTAAATAATATACCAGATTTTAAACTATACACAGTAGCTTTACCTGGTGGTGTTTATCAAGAAACCATAAAGTATAGGGACAAAGTTCTGCCCGACAGCCGAAATAGTCAAAGACTAAATCTAAGCCAGCAGCAGTTGCATAATACAATGGTTGAGTCACAATATAATCTCAGAGGACCAAGAAATGATTAAATCGATACTATTAGCAATGGCACTAGCTATCTCATTCGGCGTAAATTCAGCCGAAGTGCCAATCCGTGGAGTTGTATCTTCTAAATGTGTTATTAACACAGATACAGTAGGTATTTATGGTAACCCTACACCAAATGTCTTAAGCACGGCCGCCGTAGACGGTGGTGCTCCAGCTGTTATTCGCTATGACGTAGTTCAAGCAGGATACTACAAAGCAACAATAACAACGCCAAATGCATTTACTTCAAGTCCAGGATTAACGGATGTTGTAAATTGGGCAGGTGCCGTTACTGTAAGCCGTGTTACAGATCCAGCTATGTCAGCCTATACCACTAACAAGCGCGTATATAATAATATTACCGAAATCAATTTAACTGTACCAGGTACTGTTTGGTTTGCCGCAACATCAAAAGCAGAATACGGCTACGATAAATCTTTCCCTGCAGGAGAGTATCGAGCTGTAGTGTTAGCGGAGTGTATAGCTCTGTAATATAATGCGTTTTTACTACACTTTATTAGTGTTTGTACTATTTTTATTTGGTGGGCAGGTTTCTGCTCACCAGTTCACTCCTACTTATCCTAAGTTTGAGACGTCATTTATAGACGGAGTAATGCAAACAAAAATGGAACTATTTAACAAGCGACAAGAGGTTTCTTACTATGAGCTTGGTGTATTTGATGAAGATTGGCGGCCTGTAACTTTTGCTAGTTCCGATAGCAAGATTTTACGTGTAGAATATCTTGAGACTAAAAATATAGATATATATGTTAAAACTCAAGATGTTAAACGTGTGGTGTATATATGTACAGAATCTAGACTGTTTCGAAATAACACTAGACAGAGCCTTATAGCTAGTAAAATTTGTTCAAAAGTTAAACCATGAATATTAACAAGTACCTCTTATTTATTTGCTTGTTAGGAACTTCAATAGTAAATGCTCAAACAGGTTCACTAAATTTAGCACTACCAGGTTCGTACAGTAGTTATCAATCCGATAGCTTTCGTGCCAATGGTCTTGACTGCTCAATGGCTATAGGTTCTAGTACTAACGTTGAGTTTGGCGTAGTAGGTGTTATAAATAGAGATACTACTATTGTTAGTACTGCTACAAATGATCCGAGCAGAAATGTCGGTGTTTACGGAAGAATTACTATACCAATAGGAGCTCCAAAAGATCGACTAGATTGTAATGAGCTTTACCAGTTGGAACTGCGAAAAAAACGTATAGAAATTCAAAAACTAGAGCGAGAGCTGGAAAATCTCAAAAATTTAAAATTTGAGAACAAATAGGAGGTATAATGTCTGATGATAAAAATATAGACAAAAAAGTTGCTGAACTAGAAGCAGCCGCTAAAAAATATGCTAGTAAAGATACCGTTATTAGTATTGGCGGATATGAATTTACTCCTGCTAAATTAATGGTAGCTTTTACAATTGTTAGCTCTACATTGGGCGGACTATACGGTGCTTTTGAAGTTTACAAAGACTACCAGAGCATGAAGAAAAAGATTGCCGAATACTCGGCTCCAGATCTTAGTGAATTTGACAAGCGGTTAGCTGTTATTGAAGAAAACTCGCAAAAAACCAGTGACTATACTCGCGATATAAAAAATGATCTTAAAACTGATCTACGTCGTAATGAGAGCGTAACCGAACAAATAGAGCGAAGCGTTAAGCAGGCTCAGCGAGAAACTGATCAAGATTTAAAAACAGCTCAAAAAGACTTGCGTAATAGTTTAGATCGTAACAGAGATGACATGGACAAATTAAAGCGCGATTTAGAAACAAAACTAGAACGCTTAAATAAAAGTGTTGATGATAAGATTCAAAAAGCAATCGACAATCCACTAGCAGGAAAATAATATGAATGTAGATTTAAAACTATTTAAGTGGCTAGGAGTATTATTAATACTACCAGTTGCACTTGCATTTTTTGGTGGAGATCGTTTTCGTTACCCATGTCAAAATCCAGAAAACTGGGATACACCTCAGTGCAAGCGACCTATCTGTGATGTAACTCGCACATGCCCAGACCACGTTTTTAAAGGTCAACGAGACCCACGTATAGACCCTCAGGCAACGCCAGCGGCAGCCACACCCACACCAACCACAGGAGTTACTTGTGCAAAATAATGTTATCTTATACACAGACGAGCAATTGATGGCTCGTCTTAAATTCTTTATTGGTGTGTGCTTGGCACTTACACTAACAGGAATTGTTTTTGTTGTGCTTTACAGCCTAATCTTTGTAACACAACCACTAAATGCTATTAGTCCTATTGATCAAAAGTTTTTTGAACTAATTGTACCAATTGCTACATTTTTAACAGGCACGTTATCGGGAATTATGTTGGCAGGCGGCAGTAAAGAAGAAGTTGATGCTTCAATCGCATTAATGAAGCAAGCACAAGATAACGCCGCAGCAGCTGCAAAAACCAGCTATGTACCTCCCAGACAGGAGCCTACTTTTTCACCAGGACTATCTACTACAGCAGGGTTTAACGGTACCGCAGTAATGGAAGTTCGTATGATTAATGGTAAGCCAGCACCTCAACCAGCACCTCAACCGGAGATTTAAATGAAATCAATAATTTTAGCAGTAGCATTAACTTGCTTTGGCGCCAGCATTTTTGCTGCGGAAACAAAGAAAGTTTGTGTAGAGCAAACCGATCCTAAAACTAAAAAAGTCAAGGAAGTTTGTAAAGACGTCAAAGTACACAAGAAGTTAGAAGGTACTAAAGTACCGGACAAACAGGCTAAGTAAATTTTATATTGACCACAAGGTGTTGAGGTGGTATAATTTAATATTCACTTCAACGTCTATCCAAAAATAAGGAAGTTCATGGCAAGAAATAGTGGTAAAACACATCGCACATTTCCAAGTAAAAAGTCCGGCAACCACATATCTAATGAGGAAAAAGCCAGGCTGCGTAAAGAGCACGAGGAAGGGTTTGCAGAACCAATACCTCAACGTAATTATACGTTTAAAGAAGTTCAGCCACTAAACTTCATTCAAAGCGAGTACCTAAATGCAATCGAAGATTCAGATATTATCTTTGGCATAGGCAGCGCCGGTACAGGTAAAACATATATAGCTGCTAGTTACGCTGCAGCAGAACTGTATTACAAACGTGTAAATAAAATTATTCTAACACGTCCTAACGTAGAAACAGGACGCGGTATGGGATTCTTGCCAGGAGAGCTGGACGAGAAATATGCACCATATCTACAACCTTTTGACCAAGTGTTTACTAAAGCACTTGGCAAAGGTTTTTATGAATATTCCTTGAGGGCTAAAGATATTGATCCTAAACCGCTGGGGTTTATGCGTGGAGCTAGTTTTGAGAATTGTATTATTCTTGTAGACGAAGCCCAAAACTTAACCAAAACAGAATTCAAGATGCTCTTATCACGCATCGGAAAAAACTGTAAAGTAATCCTATCAGGAGATCCAAAACAAACAGACATTTCAGATTCAGGTCTTATGGACGCTGTAAAGCGTTTACAACATATTGAAGGAGTTAGTGTCGTTAGTTTTCGTGATGAAGATATTGTTAGATCACAAATGTGTAAGCAAGTTATTTTAGCTTATAATAATTAAAGGACTAGTATGGCAAAAACATACAAACCAACAACGGGCATGGCAAGTGCTGCCAAACGTGCTTTAAAGTGGAAAGACGAAGGTCAGCCTGGCGGTACGCTTGTTGGTTTGGCTCGTGCTAATCAACTAAAAGACCGTGAGCCACTATCAGAAAGCGTTGTATTACGAATGTACAGCTTTTTTAGCCGACACGAGCCAGACAAACAAGCAACTGGTTTTCGCAGTGGTGAAGAAGGTTTTCCAAGTAAAGGCAGAGTAGCTTGGGACTTATGGGGTGGTGACGGTGGTTACTCTTGGAGTACTGCAAAACGCAACCAGATTATGCGAGCACGTGAAGCCAAAGCAATTAGATTGCTAACAGTTACAAAATCTCAAGTACCCAAGGTAATGCTGCAAGCTGCAGCACAAACTTTAGAAAATTATGCTAACGAAAATATTTCAGAATCACTGGATGCTTTTGGTCAGTTTATGTACCATGCTCAGTTGTTACGAAACAATCATTTAGATACTTATTTGTTAGATTTACATCTTGTAGAACAACCATATCGTGATATATTAGTTTTAGTATTCAGCGAACTAGCACCAGAAGACGTTGTAGATTACGAAAACGTTGATGACGAAGATAGCACAGAAGATACACCGCTGTAAACAAAAAGCCCCTGTATATTGCTATACAGGGGCTTTTTGTTTGGCTAATTACTCAGCTGGTTGAGCTAAGTCTTGCATTGAAGGTTCTTGCTTTGGTATCTGAGCTTCGGCCTGTTGGCGAATCTTTTGTGATACTGGATTGCAAATTTTACCTGGCAATTCTTGTAAGCCTGCTAAAATAGCATTTACTTCGTCAAGAGTTAGATCGGATAGGTTGAATTTTAGATCGTTCATATTTTATTTAAGGTTATTTAATAGGGCATGCACCTGTGGCACACTCTGCGTCTGTGATTTCATCAAAACTATTGGTATTGTTCAAGTCTACTAAACTTAGTTCTTGCACATACTCTTTGTAGTCTTGCTCGGTTACAACTTCTTGTGGAAGGTATAGATAACCCAAGTCTTTGGCAGTCTTGGTTGGGTCTGTGCGGTAAATAAAACTCACACCAACATAACAATCCCAGTTGTCTAGCAACCAATCAATAATTGCAGGTACTTCACTTGGATCGTAACTAATAGTTACCGAAGTATTCTGCTGGTTCCAGGATGTTTGTAGCAATTTATAGCGCTCAAGCTGTACAACTGCTGATTCAATGTTAACTTCTTTACCATCTACTTTGTCAAACGGAACTCCGTCCCACATTACCGGAAACGTAACAAGCACTCCAGAATCATCAACAGGATGATTAATAACACGGTAACCCGCTTCACGTAGTTTTTCAACCACCGGGTCATGCTTGCTAAATTGAACATTATTGAAAATGTACTTTCCTAGAGGTTTGTGAACACCTTCTGTGGTATCCATGATTTTTGACAATGTACCTGATGGCTTGATACAAGTTACATTTTTAGGAGCTGGCAATCCTAGTTCTAAACTCATACCGATAGCTGCTCCAGTAGCGGTACGCTTCAAGTACTCGTAATCATAAGCACCCATATCTGGACGCATAGCAATACCAGTTAAGCCAACTCCGCAAAGACGCAAGAAATAGTTGTTGAGATGCCAAGATTCTTGAAGAATTCCGTCTTGCAAGTTAACGCAGGTTTGACGATAGTTTGCACGGGCTGCAAGTCTAATTGCGTTATGTAAACCAGCTGTGTCCCCTTTGAACTTAGCAATATCGGTCTCGGTAAGATTACAAAAAGCTTTGTTACCAAGTAAGATTTCCACGCAAGGGTTTGCACCTTTGAACCATGGAGCGCGACGTAATGCTTCAACTTCATTGATAAATCCTGGCTCACTTCCGCCCGCCTCAACCATCATACCAAAGATACGTTCTAGGTCAGATTTTAGTGGTTTCTTTTTAAATACCAAGCTGTTATTGGATTGTGTACGGTGTGCATTGTTATGTAGCCACCAATCTTTTTTGGCTACGGCAAATTCTTCCCATTCCGGTTGGTCGTAGTCGAATAGTGCGATTTCAGCACTGCGGCGACTAGATAGAATGGTACCCAGATGATTAACAATGTCAAGAATGTCCATGCGAGTAAGCAAGCTATCAGCACGCCCATTAAGTATATTGGCGATAGCAGTATAAGCAGTACTAATTGCCGAATCTCCAGAGCTAATCCATCCATAACCTTTTAACCTTTCACCTGCTGGTCGTAGCTGGCTAAAATCAAGTACCAAAGTATCAGCAGGATACTTACCCGCAAGCAACTTTCCAATAGATTTTGCCCAAGCTTCTGCACTGTCTCCAACCTGGATAGTCCAGACTTTTGTTTCTTCATCAAATGTTTCTGTGTTATACTCATTTCCGCCCTTTTCAGTGCGAGTACTACGTACTACACGAATATTTTTGATCGGTTTTGAGAAACCATTTAGTGTTCCAACAATTGGCTTAAAGCCAACACCACAACCTTGTAATAACAGCCATAGGACGTCAACTACGTCATAGATTGTTTCAACGTGTGTAAACGAGCAATTAAATTGGGATGCTTCACGGGTTTTGGCAACATTAGTTCCACCAAGCCAAAGTGTGCGACCGCTCATTAAAACTTTGCGATCTAGCATCAGTTGCTCAAGATCGTAAAGTTCTGCGTATTCTACGTCATTTAAGTCGCGTCCGACTGCTCGTTCCCATAACCACTGTTGGTGGTCAATAACGCGGGCTACCGTTTCTTCCCATGTTTCAAATTGTTTTCCGTCGTCTGATGTAGGGCGATTGTACGTACGACGTGTAATTACTTGTGCTCGTGTTGAAACTGCTGTCATTAATGATCTTTCTTATTTATTGTCCAGTGGAACCGAATCCACCAGTACCACGTTTTGTGTCATTCCAACTATCTACAAAGTCCACAAGCTGGACTGGTTGAATGACTAGCTGTGCGATTCGGTCACCTTCCTGAACAAGGTAAGGATCTTCCGAAATATTTTTTAGCAAAACTTTTAAATTTCCACGATAATCGGAATCAATGACTCCAACAGAGTGTGGGATTGTAATACCTTTTTTCCCTTGCGAACTCCTATTATAAATAAGGCCTACGAAGTTCTCTGGAATTTTGACCGCTATACCCGTATCCACAAGTTTTTGTTCACCAGGATAAATTTCATAACTTTCAAGTGCAAAAAGATCAGCACCTGCATCTGTGGGATGAGCTCGTTCTGGAAGCTTAGCTCCTGGCTGGACTTGGCATTGAATTTTAGGATAGCTACGATAGTTCATTGTATTAGGATCGTAGGAGAGATATGCGCTGTTGTTCATTTTAAATAAAGTTCTAAGGTTTCGTTGATTGTTTGCAGATTGTCTGCTCCAATGGCTTCTTCACAATGTGTGACCAAGTCCATTAGTTGGTAATTAAGCATCAACAAGTCTTTACACTTGTTGAGTTCTTGAATATACTTGTATTTACCAGCAATAGGTAAACTGGCAATAATGTCATAGGTACTACCGTACTCACTAACAAGTGATTGAGCGCGCTTGGGGCCAATGCCGGGAACACCAAAAACGTTATCTCCAGTATCGCCGGTAAGACACTTAATAGAAATATAATCTTCCGGTTCAAAGTCATAGTGATCGTTCCAATTATCAATTGTTACTTCTTTGCGAGTTACGTAACTGAAGCGACTAACTCCTGGCTGTATTAGTAAGTCCCAATCTCGGTCACTAGAGATAAGCCAAATGTCGTCTGTGCTCAGATTAGATTTTTGCGACACAATATATGCAGCAATATCGTCAGCCTCTACACCTTGGAAGCGCAAAACAGGATAGCTTGTAGTATCTTCGATCTGTTTGATAGTTGCCTGAAAATCTTCAAAGAATAATTCAAAAGCTGCTTTTTCAGCATCAGTTTGTTGTTCTTGTTTATCTTTACGATTTTGCTTATATTCTGGACTCAGAGCTTTACGATAAGCACTTGACCCTTGATCGCAAGCAACGATAACGTGCGAAGCTTTGTAAGATTTTTTCAAGCTATCAATTGTGCGGATATAGTCTGTGGCAAAATCCGTAGCACCGCTGTGTTTATAGCGGAAAGCTAAGTTTAGTGCATCTACTACCAGTAGTGTGTTATTTGTTGCGGCTGCTTGTTTAAATGTAATACTCATGTGTATATTTCTGTGGTTAAGTGTATATTATACACTATTAGACATAAGTATTCAAGTTACAAATTCAGGTTGCTCATACTTTAACCAATCTTCTAAGAGCGCCACATAGAATTCATGCGTTTCATGGTTATAGTATACGCAACGGTAGTTTTGACTATTAGGCATATCGTCAAAAGCTACGAATACTTTGCTACGATTAAATTTAAATATTAGTAGTGGTTTTTTATCTACTTGCTTACCTTGACGCAAAGTCTGTTCCCAGAACTCAACAAGTTGTGGATTTTTAGAAGTTAATAGCTGCGAAGTTAAATGGTCTTCAGCATATCCTTTTACCTCCACACACCAAAGATTAGTGCGTCCTGGTACATAGAGATCGCCTTTAAGCAAGTGTTTAGGATCTAGTGCACCAGAGCCAGGTACTCTTTCCCACCCTAAACCTGTGTGTTTCTTCAAAAGATCACGTACTGTAGTTTCAGTACGTGCTCCTTTGGCTCTAGCATCAACAACCATTACTTAGCTTTAGCTCTTGGCGCAGGCTTGACAATTGCTGGTTTTGTTACCGGCTTCGGAGCTTCGTCTTCTTGACTTGTAAGTTCCATGGTAATGGTATCCTGGACTTCAGTGCTGGGAATTTCGGTAGCAACTACCGTATCGCTGATAGTTACTTCTACGGGAGACCCTTGACTTAGTTCTACAACTTGCTCTTCGTCAATTGTATACACCAATGTACCTTGAGCAAGTTCTAAGCTATCTACTTCCGCTTTAGTTACAACCATACCTACGTATACTGGTTGTCTAACACCGTTGCGTTGAATAGTGGCGGTGCAGCCACTTTTAAGTTGTTCAATTTTAATCATGATTCAATCTGAGATATATTATTGTTTTTCACTACATTGACTTTTTCAAGTAGTGGGTGGCTAAAGCCGTGAGACACTAGAAACGTATTCAGATGCTCTTCTTTTAATAAGACTTCGATTAATCGCTCTTTTCCGTCCACGTCCAGAGCTTCTACAGTCTCGTCTAGAATCAGTAAGTTAATTCTAGATGCACTTAAAGTTTGCATTAACTTACGAATTGCAAGTAGTGTAGCTACGTTAACTCTAGCACGCTCGCCACCACTTAATGCCAACATTTCGATATCCTTACCATTATCAGTAATAATGACATTAAGTTTATCGCTAGTAGATACCTTGAACGATATTTGAAATCTACCGTCACTCAAATCTACAAGATATTTATTTGTTATTTCTTCTAAGTCTTTTACTAAACACTCAATCTTATAAGCCACTAATCCAGTAGTAGAAAATGTCTTTGTTAGAACATTAATAATACTCATTCGCTCTGAGAGTTCATGCAGCTTACCACTGTATGTTTCCAACTCTTCATTCATGTCTACTATCTGCTTTGAAATAGTATCGATTTTTGCATTATGAGCACTGGCAGCTAGGTTATGTTTTTCAGCTCTGGCAATAGTATCTTTTAGAGTTGCTATTGCTTTTTGCAGCCCAATAAACTTAGACTCTAGTTCATTTTTATCTAGTAAGTCTTCTTGAATATCTGTGTCAATCAGTGAGTGATACTTTTCCCACTCTTCCATCGATTTACTAGCAGACTCCCAGGCTTGCATACGTTTTGTAATATCTGCACGTATAGCGTCAATTTCACTTATTCTAGCAGCAATTCTAGCACTACTAATACTGGCGGTCTCTTGAATCTTTTGCTGTTCTTCAATCAATTCGCTAATTTTAGCTTCATCAATATCTTGCAAACAAGTTGGGCACGTTCCGTGCAAAGCACCAATCTTTTTAACAAATGCTTGTGAATCTCGAATAGTTTTAGATAGCTCAACTGATTCTGTATTTAGCTTACCTGCTTCGGATACTAATGGCTTTGTATCCTCAGTTGGTTTCTCAGGAATAGGAAATAGTTTAATTTTAGCTTGTAATTGCTTGTAAGTGTTATTTTGTGTGATCTTTTTATTTGTGGTCTCGATGTTTTTAATCGAGCTGTCCAGTTTATCTAGCTCTACCAATTGCTCTGCATCTACAGCAATTACTGACTGCAAAACTTGCGGAGTTAGATCCATTTTTTCGTATTTGTCTAACCAGGCTGTTACTGTGTTGACCTGGGACTGTACTGTGGTAATATCTTTGCCAAGCTCTTGAGCAGTTTCTTTGAAAACTTCCTGCGCCTGAGTATATCTACCTAGATCTAAAATCTCAATAAGAAACTTCTTACGAGCAGTATCAGGCGCCGTTAAAAACTCTAGACTACTAGCATTGCTTTGGTACACAATCTGCGAAAAGGTTTTATGATCAAAGCCTAGGACTTCTTCAATTATTTTGTAAGTTTGTGTGGCAGTATGGGCACTAATATCATTACCATTTTTGTAAAGTTTAACAGTTTGAGTACTACCACGCTTTGTATCAATAGTGTACTCTATACCGTCTCGCTCGAATACTAGGTTAATGCTATAAGCCTTATCTTTAACATATCGGTTAAGAATGTCTGCCTTTTTAATAGACTTAGAGTTCTTGTTAAATAAAACTTCTTCTAACACTAGAGCAATAGAACTTTTTCCATGTCCATTTTTGCCAACAAGTTGAGTTAGCGGAGCATTAGTAAAGTCAATTTTGTTGTCTGAGCCGTAACTAAATGCGTTAGACCATGCTAGTGTTTTTATTGTTATCATTTGCTAATTTTCGTTTTAATTCGTTTAGCCCACCAATATGCTCACCATCTACAAAGATTTGTGGTACGCTTCGAGCATCAGGGACTTTTTCAATTAGGTCTTTTTTGGTAAAACCATTAATGCCAAGCATTTTCTCAACTATTTTTATCCCACTACGCTCTAGTAACCTTTTGGCTTCTGTGCACGCTGGGCAGTTAGTTTGAGACCATACTTCTGCTGTTTTAGTTAAGTTTGTCTGCATGATCTTGCATCTCCTTGAGAACTTTATCGACTGTAGCTTCTGGAAGTTCTAATATATAGGTTAAGTATTCTCGGACTTCTTCGTCCAAGCTCATTTCTGGGTCAAGAATAAGAGCCGAATCTGTGTCTCGCTTGATAACTTTTGAGGCTATTAGTGCGGAGTCTTCAAGTGCTCCAAGTTCTTGTATGTCTCCTTCGACTTCGTAGATTGTGTGGTCAAAGGAGGTGGCATTGGCGGAGGTGGTGGCCTCTTCGGCAGTGATCGTTTTCTTGATAAGCTGCGGTAAGTCGAACTTTCTCCATTCATGACTAAGAGTATCAACATCAAGGATAATAGCGCCAGTATCGACTCTGCTTCGATGAAAGCTAGTAGTATAAGGACTGCCAGGATAAAGAATATTGCGCTGAGAGTTTTCATAACTATGTAAGTCACCTGCTAAAACAACATCCCAGCGATTAAATAAATCTAAGTCAATTTCTGGCTTTACGTGTGGAGGAATCTCCGCGCGAAAGTGGCTGCAAAGAATACGTCCCTTAAAATCCGTTGAGCCGTGATTCTTTTCAAAATCTTTTAGTTTGCAGTAAGGAATAACATCTAAGTCAAATCCAACAAAGTATTCGTAATCATCAACAACACGCACAAGCGGATTTAAACGATTAGTAGCTTTTTTCAAATAAGTTAAAAAAGTCTGAGCTTTTTTAGTTGCCTCGTGATTACCATCAAAGATAATCGTGGGCTTTTTCATAGAAGCAACAAAGTCGAAGTATAGTTCTACTTCATCCATTGTTGGTAGTCGGTCAAATATATCACCACCAACAATTACAAAGTCTGCTGAGTTTTGCATTTCAGCAAACTGATCTACGAACAAAGCAAATCGGTTTTTAGACCAATCTACTGGCACATTTTTCTGACCTAATTTAATGTGAACATCGGCTGTAAAAAGTATTTTCATGTTTTACTAGACAAAATAGCCCGCTAAGCTTTTAAGATTAGCGGGCTATGAGTTTATTAACCTAGTTCTTTAACAGCTTCTTGAGCGGCATCATCGCCAACATCGCCGTCTTCAGTATTAGAATTGATTTTCTCCAACAGTGCCAATACTTCGGCTTCGGTTGGGCGTGGGTATTTTTCGTCAATAGACTTAGCTGCATCGGCAGCAGCTCGCTCGTCTTCAGACAAAGCACGCTTTTTGCACTTCAATGGCTTCAAGTCATAGCTGATGTTGAACGCCAATGGGCCGGTTTTAACACGATTGAATACAATATCAAAACCTTCGTCGTAATCTGTAGGGTCTAGGCCCAGGTCTTCTGCGGTACTAAGAATCTGTTCAAACAGTTTCTTTTTCAAGTTCAAGGCTTTAACTTTACCGTCTCTAGGGTCGATACAGTTAACTGTGTAGCTCCAAGAGCACTTCAGTTCTGGGTAGAAGGCTGGAACATGATCTTTTTCAAGATTGTTGAACTTTTCGGCTTCACGATCAAAAGCCAAGCACTCGATTGGAATGTCTTTGTTGTTGCTGCCTTTAACCCAGTAAATGTAACGTGGGAGCACGCCGCCAATTAGTCGAACAGTGTTTTCACCGTCTTTGTACTCATAAGCATCAACTTTGTTAGACTGTGCTTTGCCTTTTGTATTTTTAAATGAAATTGCCATGTTTTAATTCTCGTATTTGAAATATATTTTGTTGTCTGTGATTTTGAGCAGTGGGTTGTGTTTTATAGCGTCTAGGTCTAAGTCACTGAAGAATGAAAGGTCTAAGTGTCTGTGAGAATAAAATTTAAACGCTGTGTAATCACGTCTACCTGCTAGTCTTATGTATTGTGCTTTATACACAATATCTGCGGAGTCGCTAAATAAGGGTTCCACATTCAATAAGTAACTGTTGCCTACTAGGGATTTGAGTACGGTTTTGTCTCTGTTGTTTTTAGGTATTAGTTTTTTATCGAAGTGGGCCTTAATCATTGATAACATTAATGTAGGATCACATTGTGATTTTGCCTCTAACAATTCTAAATTAAAAAATAGTATTGACATTATCTGCAAAATGAGATTCTATTATAACATAGTAGGCTTTATCTGACAAGTCAAAATTTATCATGCTGATATAACCTGCCATCCCTTGCGTAAGTAAAGCGCAAGCCTATCGTTGTTTTGCTTTTTATCGGCATAACCAGCAAAGTTAATGTCTACAACCAGCGGGTCTAATTTAGCTTCGTGTAGTCGCTGTACCCGCCCTACAATTTGTTCTAGTAGACTATCATTACTCATTGGTACTGCTAAGATAACACAGCTGAGTGCGTTAATAGAAATGCCTTCTGAGAAGATTTGCCTTGAGCCACAAATGGCTTTTTTGCTTCCGTCAAGGACTTGTTGTTTGACAAGTTGTCGTTCTTCGTATTCTGTGTCGCCTGTAACAACCGCGCAATCTTCGCCAATGTATTCTTTCACTTTGTGTAAAAATTCCACTCGGTCAGCAATAACCAATACTGAGTGGCCGCTTTTTATGTGCATCTTAGCTATACTAGCTATAAATTCTCTGTAGTTTTCTGACTCGCATAAGTCAGTTATTTTATCTACCCAAGGTACGCCAGGCTTGAGTGTAATGCCACTACGCACAATGTGCACTGTGGGTGTTAGTGTATTAGACTGTGACGGTTTGTATACTAATGGGCCAAAGTAGTCTTGGAATAGTATATGCTTGCCGTCTTTACGAATCATTGTGCCACTTAGCGCAATCCTGTAACGGGCATGAAAAACGTCCACTGTTTGTGCAAATGTAGTGGCAGGACAGTGGTGGGCTTCGTCAAGGATAATAGTCCCAAACTCTTTAGATAAATCACCAGCAATTTTAGCAAGGGTTTGTATGTTGGCAACTGTAATAAAGTGGTCGGCGTAGTCAACTCGTCCACCACCAATAACTCCGGGCTTGTGCCCGAATAAGACTTCGATTTCTTCACACCACTGGTCTCGCAGAGCTGCCGTGTGCGTGATAACCAAAGTTTTTTGAGCAAACTTATGTGCCAGGTGTAATGCGGTGAATGTTTTGCCCCATCCAACCAGTGCGTTGATGAAACAAGTATCGTCGATTGGGTCATATACTACTTGCTGTTCTGGGCGTAGTGGAAACAGTGGGTCTGGAAAAGGTATGTTTTCAACTATTCGCTTATCTACTATTTCGTAACCTTCGGGTATTAGGTCTAGTCGTCCTTGTGGGATTGATAGAATACCTTTTGGTAACACTTTATAGTTCTTGATAGTTTCAATCTTGGCAAATTGTTTGCTACCAGTGTCTTTTTTGATTTTATATGTTAGCTCTTTGATAATGTGCTTGGTATGTTCAACACCAGGGTTATCCATATAAATGCGATTTGATATAACTGCTTTTGGCATTACACCATCCTCCAACTATCTGGATACTTTTTATCACAGAATCCATAAAAAATGTGTGCCATACCTGTTTGTAGAACTCTGGCATATTGCTGAAACTCACTGGGCTTGTGCATTGATTTGAATCTGGTAGACAACCCTTCCAACTCAACGACACACCCTAGCCCTGCCGCAGGTAAAACTTGTTTGATCTTTTTTGTAATCAGTTTGGCGCGAGTATTTTTTTCGTAGTGAAATACTCGCCCGCTATTATCAATAAACCAAGTGGTCGATTTGGCTAACTTAACCAAATCTGCCACAAAGTAAATTGCTGTGCGAATAGGAAATAGCTTTACTTTAGGGTCTGATTTTAGCCTAAGCCTACGCAACCCTAAAGTAGCCCCTTTTTCGTTCTGATCGTCTACAACTCTAAACGAGAAGCCTGGAGTGTTATTATCCTTGTCAGCATATTCGCTGTAATAGAACACCAATCCTTCCCGCTGTTCAGGCTGTTTCTCACCCAGCTTGAACACGGGCCAGTGTATCTCCATTAAATTCATAGAAGCTTTCCCAATCTCCAAAGCTATAGTCATCGCCAATATCTTGATCTACACCAATAGGTGTGCCTGGAATCTCACAACCCCACTGGTGTTGTGTGTTACGCTTTAGGATCTCGCAGTATTCCACCACATCTTCGTCTTTTACTAGCGCAACCACCGAGTCATGTACCAACATAAAGATATTAGCGTCTAGACCTTTTGCTTTAATCTCATTCGCTGTTCGCATAGCTCCAAGTAGGTTAACGTCACTTGCGAGACTTTGTACTTCGGCATTGATGCCTGACCTGACTTCGTGAGCGGCAATGCCTTTATCCGAGCTAAAGACATTAGGTAGTCTGCGTTTCCTACCAAAGAATGAGTATGTGTAACCATTAGTTTCAATGAATTTTTTGCGATCATCAAGCCAACGCTTTAGCTTGTTGAATTTTGTAAAGTATTGTTTAATATCATCACGGGCCTGCTCAACTGGATAGTCTTCACCAGTTGCTTTAGTAACAGTCTGCGATACTTTGTTAGCACCTGAGCCGTACAAAATACCAAAACTAATAGCCTTAGCACTCTGACGCATACTGCCGTATTTCTTCTTAACTTCGTCCACAGGGCCAGGCAAGTTAAATACCATTTTAGCAATCGTTGAGTGAAAGTCACCGCCACTGCTAAAAACTTCTTGTAGATTCTTATCACCAGACAATACGGCCGCATAGTACATTTCGGCTGTGGTCAAGTCTTGCGATACAATCTTATAGCCAGCTGGAGCCTTGAGGCAACCTTTGATAATAGGATTGTCGCGAGGTATTTGCTGAGCGTTGAACTTCCCAGAACTACTAAGCCTACCGCTAGTAGTAAAGATAAGATTAAAATTTGTACGAATACGACCATCACGGTCAATTTCCGGTAAAATCTTTGAAATATAGGTGTTCTGAATTTTTCCAAGCTGTCGTACCTTTAGAATAGCTGCTGGCAGTGGGTGTTCATCCGACAACTCGCCCAATACTTCCGCATCAGTAGACACTGCTCCAGTTGCTGTTTTCTTGCCAGTTGGATTTAAGCCCAAGTAGTCAAAAAGCACAACGCGAAGCTGCATTACTGAATTGGGATTAAAGATTTTGCCAGTGTCTTTTTCAAAACGCTGAACTGCCTCAAAGCCATAAACTACTTTTTTAGCTTCTTCGATTTCATAATCTAGATACTTTGATGCAGCAGCCATACGCTCTGTGCTAACAGGAATACCAACTTCTTCCATGTCCATTAGGAACAGTGTACCAGGAATCAAGATTTCTTCATAAACCTTGCGTAGTTTTTCGTTCGCTTGAACAATAGGCCAGAATTTATTGAACAGGTCGAATGTAACCGCAGTGTCAATACTAGCGTACTTACTAATAACGTCAAACGGGATAAGGTCATAAGTGAAATCGTCTTGTAGAATACCATGCTGTGCACAGTATTCCTTTTTAAAGTCATCTAGCTCTGAGTCGTAGTCACCATAGTCGGTGTACTTTAGAGCTAATGGTTTTAGACCGTGTGAGTCTGTTTCGTCAAGCACATAGTGCATGACCATTGTATCATGTACACGTGTACGATCAAAGTCAATATCAAGATGGTATTTAATCATCTTGAAGTCAAACTTCATGTTGTGAAATACTGTGTAGAATTGCTTGGCAATTTTACGCAACAAGTCCAAGCACACATCGTCTAGGCAATCAGTTTCAATGTATCTGCCTTGGTGCGTTTTGTATGTAAGTGATAGGCCAAGCACGTACCCATCACGTGGATAAAGTGCAGTTGTTTCCGTGTCCCACGCAACGTAGCCTTGAGCATTTTCAAGGATTTCACGCAAATATCGTTTTGCTTCAGCAGTATCCTGAATACCGGCATAGTCGCCAGTAGATTTCGGTTTTAGTTCGCCTTTGATATACTTGTGAATCTTGTCACAAGCACGCTGAAAGTCAGGCTTGCCTTCTGGTTTAAAGCTAAGCATTGCCGGATTACTAATAGCAATAAATTTATCGTCTACTAGCTGACCAGCCATATTTGTTACTGATGTAATTTTAGCATATTCTTTGGCAGCTTCTGCTCCAACAAGAATAACATAGTCGTATTCTGTTAGATCTACTTCCAAATCTACATCTTTCTTTAGTAGCTTTGTAATAGGCACTGAACTCATATGATAGTGATCGAATTCAAACTCGAAATAGTCACTATAACGTGTACGGTTGGGTGCTTTATCAATTAGCGCAATTTTCATTTATAATCCTTGTGATACTTTATTATAGCGTATCTAAGCTAGTTATTCAAGTCTATTTATTTACATACTCGGCTATTGACCGAACATTTTCTGCATCAAGTTCGCCTGGGTCTGTACCGTCAGGCAAATCAACTATTTCTACAATAAATCCCTCAGCCTCAATCAAAGGCTTAAGAAGTTTTGCAGCACTACGACCTGCTTCGTCTCCGTCAAATAATAGATATATGTGTGTAATACCTTGTGCACGGAATGGCAATAGTTTTTGTTTTGTATCGTTTTGTAGTGTGTTAGTACCAAAAGCACAGACTACATTTTCACAACCATTATCGTATAGGTTAAGCATATCAAATAAGCCTTCTACGATAACCATTGATCTATATCCGCTTGGTAAGTGTGCAGGATAAAGCGGAATCTTTACACCACTAGGATAGTTAAGGTATCTGGGATTACCTTTGGACATTGTGTGTCGACCAACAAACACAACAGTTTTTTGCGTAATATCTTTAACAGGAAAAATAATACGATCTTGTAGCTTTTCTACTTGATTTGTGTAAAAAGCACCAAAATGTTTAAGAGTTGCAGGACTAACGCCACGAAATGTTTTTGTCCAAGGCGTGTAACCTTGTGGAAGTTCTAAGTCTTGACCAAATGTTTTTAGTGCTGCCAGCTTTTCTTTTAGTGCCGCAATTTTCATTGGCACGGGATTTGTAAAAACCCCATAAAATTTAAACAAGTTGGTTTTAAACCCGCAAGCAAAGCAATGTGCTACACCACTAACTCTGTCAACTCGAAAGCTGGGATTTGAGTCAGGATGCTCTGGGTTTAAACATTTGATAAGATAGTCACGGCCCGACACATTATATGACAGGCCGTTCTTTTGAATTAGCTCTAGTACTGGGTCTGACATATTATGCGTTCCAAGGCAAATCTGCTCCTGTATCATTTACTGGAGCTGCCTCTTCTTGGGATTTCTTTACTTTTTTAATCGTTTCTTTAGCAGCAGGCCTGTCCACACTCTGTGGCGAGATACGTAGTGTATCCCAGTCAATCGGGCATGTAAACGCCATTTCTTTACCGCCTCGGATTTTAGTGGTTTCAAATGAAATCGCATTGGTTTCTTTATCATGAGCTTCCATTGTAAGTGCGATATCTGCGGCATCCAAAATACCTTTGGCAAAACGGGCTTCTCCGTCTTTGTCGATCTGATACGGACTAACCATAACAATCTCGTACTTACGTGCAAGATTTTTGAGTTTCTTTGAAACTTCGATTTGTGGTTTCCAATCATATTGATCGTTACCTTCTAGTACAATTTGGTTTAAGTAGTCAACAACCGCAACTTTTAGTTTATCACCAAACTTTGCTTTGGCTTTGCCAATATGCAAGTCGATGCTACTTAGGGTCAAGTCACGATCATCTACAATAATCATTTGATTGTCTGCTTTTAGTTGAAAGTTTCGTACTAATAATTCTTCAAACTTGAATCTATCACGATGTCGTAGAAACTCACTAACAGTTTCGTCTGCATCTTGAAACATTCCAGCGCGTGCTTTTACTACACGCAATACTTCGTCGTCTGTTAGTTTATGCTGTTTTAAGTTTTGGAGATTAACATTTGCTAAGATGGCTAGGTTACGTTCCATGGTTTCTTTTGCAGTCATTTCAATGCTGAAATAAATGCTTGAGTTGCCAGATTCGTACTGATTAATAAACAGATTGCTACAAGAAATAGATTTACCAGAGCCCCTCTTGCCTCCAAGTAATATAAGTTCCTGGCGAGCAACACCGCCAAGCACACTGTCAAAGCTGTTGTTAAGTCCAAGATAAACACGTTCTTTCTCCAAATCTTCTGGGTGACTGAACATCATCAAGTCAGCCATAGTAAATACTTTTTCAGAGGTGTGTGTTTTTTCTTCGATAGTTAGCGCAATAGTCGCTAAATTATCTTTTATTTCGTTTGTATCGTAGAGTGGTAGTTTATCTACGAATTTATCCAATAATTTTACCGTTTCACTCTGAGTGTACTGGTCGATTAGTGCATCCAATGCAACTTCTGCTGAAACGTCAGGCACCTCGGTTAACCGGAGAGTTGCCAATGTCTTAGACGCTGGACCCTCCCTCAAGGTTAGCTCAAGATCGTCAAATGACGGCATAGCGCTGTACTTATCATAGTACTTATTAATTACGCTATAAAGGGAGGAGTACGCAGGGTCTAAGAATACCAACTTGAGTTTGGCCCAGATATCTAGGTTTCGCTCTGTTAATAATTTGTTTAAGACTACTGCTGAAGTATCCAAGATTACCCTACTTTCGATTCATTGTCAATAATAACTTGGTCAACGATTTCAGTAATCTTGTACATTACCTGATCGCGTAGTTTCTTAATGTCTTGCTGATATGTTGCTCCACTGTCGTATAGCAAACTAAGTTGCTCATGGGTTAACAGTTGTTGTAACCCAAAATAGATATAATCGTATGCCATAGTGGATTCAGGCATAACATCTACTTTTGCTGCTTTGCCGTAGTTATGTACAGCTTGTTTTACAACCTCTTCCATTGTGAAAGACTCGTTGTCATGGTATGTAATAGTTACTTTCATACTATGAACCTCCAAACAGAAAAAGCCCGGGAGCTTTATGGGACTCCCGGGCTATAGGTTAAACCAAATTAAGCAGCAGCTTTAGCTTCGGCCTTGGCACGCTTAGCAGCACCGTCATAATCGGCAACTTTGATACCACGACGTGTCAGCAATGTACGCAGACCACGCTCTGTTTTGTCAACAGCTGCAGCAATTTCAGCAACAGTCATAGTAGCGATTTTGTCGCCCAATGCAGTTACAGGATCAATAGACTCTTTAGCATGAGATTCTTTTTGTGCTGGAATCTTAGCAATTTGACCTTTGCGTGTCAGGCTCAAAGCCTTACCACGAACTGAGGCAACAGTCTTGTTCAACTTAGCGGCAATATCTTCGATATAGCTACCGGCTTCAGCCATACGAACAAAAGTAGCTTCTTCGGCTTCTGTGTAAGTACGAGCAACTTCAACTTTTTCAGCTGGCTTCACAGAACCAGTCAGTTCCAAAGCAAGCAATTTACCTTGGATTTGTTTTGCACTGAACTTACCATCAGCAAAGCTTTCAGCAATTTCTTTGTAAGTCAGATTACCTGCATTTGCTTCAACGAAATCAGCGAGATCAGCGCCTTCGTCAGCAGTAAAAGCAGATGTTTTTTCTTTTGCAAGACTAGCAACTTCACGGTCTAGTTGACGCAGCTTAGAAGCGATACTACGAGTAGTTTTACCAAGTTGTTCAGCGGCACGCTCAACAGACTCAACGCTAACGGGGCTTTGTGAACCAACGATGCTCATCAGTTGGTCAACGGCTTCATCGGACCAGTTTTTAGTAGCTTTTTCAGTCATTTTTTGTTTCTTTCAAGAAAGTATTTAGGTTTGTAATAATTGGGATGCCAAGTGATTCGGCTTTTTTGCGTTTTGTACTAGCTTTATCTTCTTCATCAACCAAATAGTCTGTGGTTTTTGTTACAGACTCTACTGCTTTGTAGCCAGCAGCTTCCAGAGCTTGATATGCTTCTGCTTTGTTTTTGTAAGAAGATAACTTTCCAGTGATACAGACAGTCTTGGAATTATTATTACTGCTTGTAGTGGAATTACGATTGGATTTAAAAGAGAACGGCAAAAACTCTCGTAAATCAGGGAAATCTGTCTCTAGCCAAGTAATCAGGTTTTCAGTAACTTTGTCACCAAGACCTGCGGCTTTGCACGTTTCATAAGTGATTTCATCAACATGGTCAACTACTTCACAAATTTTCTTAGAAGCCGTTTGACCAACTAGGGTAATCGAAAAACTTGCCAACACTGTGGCTAAATCAGCAGACTTACTGCGTTCGATTTCATCAAGTAGTTTTGCGGCAGTTTTTTCACTACCTAAGGCTTCCGAAACTGTTTCTAAATCAAGATAAAATAGTTCAGTCAAATCTTGCAAGTCTAGCTTTTCAACTGACTTAGGCCCCATACCTTTGATGCCTAGAGTCTTGCAGAAGTGTTCAACTTTTTTAGTAAGTTGAGCACCGCAAGCCGTGTTGCGACAAAATAATTGATCGTTGACCAATTCAAGTTTGTAGCTACAGCAGGGGCAGGTTGTTGGGATTTCGATCTTCATGTTGCTTTATCAATTTATATAAGTATTATACCCGATTGGGACTGTAAGGACAAGTGTAAATTTCAGCTGCCCGAGCATGGAAAATTTAAGCATCTACTTTGTGTAGGATGCAAGGGATAATTTCGCCAGCACGAATAACAGCAACTGTATCACCAATACGCAAGTCTAGCATTTCAATAAAACCAGGATTATTAAGAGTAGCACGACTGACGAGGGCATCGCCAATATAAACAGGCTCCAGAATAGCAACTGGACTAACTTTGCCAGACTTGCCGACTTGCCACTCAACTGCAAGTAGTTTTGTTTCAACATGGGCTGCCCGTTCTTTTTTAGCATATGCACCTCTGGGATGTTTGGCTGTATAGCCCATGGCATAAAACTCATGGTTGTCATTCACACGAAATACAACACCATCACAAGGAAAGATTTTGTCCAAGTCTGGTTCATTGATTACTCCAAAGCCAGCTAGACGGAGTTCATTTAAGTCTGCATTAAATGTATCTTGTAGGCTAGGCTGTACACCATAAGCAAAGAAACTGAGTGCACGCGACTTGAACTCGGCGACATCTTTTAAGTTAAGAGCACCTGCAGCATAGTTACGAGCGTTATCAATGTTTATAGGAGCTACAATCTCGCCAGTGATTTGATAAATGCCTTGAAATGGTACTGTTTGTGGAACAATAGGATTGCCCAAGAACTTGTCAGTAACAATTTGACCTTCTACACCGTCGCCACGGGTAAGAACTCGAACAAGATTACCATCAACATAAAGCAAGCTAAGAGCTGCCCCATCAAGCTTAATGCTTGTAGCAATAGATCGAATACCTTGGAGAGGTTGGGTACCTTCATCTTCGTAATACTTTTGTAGCGAATACATCTGATACAGATGTTTCTCGGTTTTGGAATTTTGCTTAGCGCCTACTGCATAATACCCTACGCTATCAGCAAGCGCATCAAACTGAGCATCTGTGATGAAGGGTGAGCCTGCATAATAAGCCGCTGAAGCCGAATCTAAATATTGTGTAATTTTGTTCATAGATATTATTATAACAGTTTAAGGTCACAGAAACAAGTTAGGATTTTAGCCGCTCGCTATAGCGTTTGATAATTTCTTCGCCTTCAGCTACACTACAAATCTCAAATAGTCCGTCAAGTATGGCATAAATATTTTCTGTACTAGCAGGAATACTAATGCCTTCACGACTTGGAACCCAGTCACCTTCATAGCTCAAAAAGAACTTACGAAGCTGAATATACGTGACTTCGCGAAAGTCGTTAACTGCAAGACGAACCTGAAAACCTTTGTCCATGTTTTCTTCAATTATCTTGCTGTATAAAATATTTTCATCCATAATTATTGGCCTTTTGGCGCCGATATAATTCTTTGCAGGTTTTCGTGTGTTGCCGGCTCCGCCCAATGTGTAGCTGCCCAATCTGTAACACAGTTGTTTTCTGAGATCTGAGACTCCCGTCCTGCTATTCGCATAAGGTTACACCAACGAGTCCAGTAGTCGGCAAGTATAGCCGAATCAGACCATACTTGCCATACTGCTTCACTGGATTTCTCGTTTACAGGCTCGCAGTATATCCAGTATCTCATATTCGTACTCCTAGATCACGAAGGTGTTGTAAGCTAGCCAACTCATAGTGTTCTTGCCAAGCACTTTGAAGCCACTTGTCTGATAGCAAAAAGATGCGGTAAATATAACCGTACTTTTCTGTTAGTTTTTCAGACTCAATTAGCGCAGTCGAATCGTACTTGGTAGAGTAAACAACTTCACCAATTTTAAAACGATCACGCTGTGCACCGTCAGGAACCATTTCAGGATTAAAGTAGCTGCTTCCAGGTACACGAATTGGCACTGAGTTTTCTTCTAGAATACGCTTGATAAATGTAGGTGAACGATATGTCATCTTGGAAATAGCATCCACAGTTTCACCGCTCAAGTATTCTGAAATAATATAAACAACGTCTTCACGACTAGCAGGCTTGCCACGAAGTTCAGCTTTGCGTTGCGCAGTACGCGCTTGCTTTTGCTTAAACTCTTCAATAATTGCACCAAGTCTGGTAGTGTTGTATGACATACCAAGAATCTGACAAGCGTCCTTCTTGGTAATAGGTTTGACACCTTCTTCCTGAGGCTCAAGTAGGCGAATGACTCGGCTAATGTTAGCGTCTGTCATCAATTCTTCTTCACTAGCAGATTTCTTGCGTGTTGCCATATTAGTCCTTAAATAGAAAAAGGCGGCATAAAGCCGCCTGGAATTACTTCAATACGCTCAGGAAGTACACTGCGGCTTTGCCAGTCAATTTAGACAAAATGTCTTCGTCAACAGGCTTGCCCATATCTTCGATAGCAGCTTTCAAATCAGCAATCGCAGATTCTTTACTAACACGAGCTGGCTTATCGCCAGTTGCAGTAGTTTTAGTCTTAGATGTAGAACCAGCAGCTGGGTCTTTCTTAACGTATACGCCAGCTTGCACTAGCACCATACGCACGCCGTTAGGAGACATTTCGATTTCTTCGGCAATGTCTTTGATGATTTCAGTTGAGTTATCGGGTGTTGGGCCTGCGCCTTCGTATTTTGCAATAACTTCTTGTTTAAGTTCGTCTGTCCAAGTTCCAGCCATAATTTTCTTTCAGTATGTTTTGTTTAAATGTGGGTTGCGGTTACATCAGTCATTTTTTCAGGAGTAAAACGACGATAGTTATGCTTCAAATCATATTTTTGCATAACAGCTATTTTAGCATTATATTGCTGTTCAAGCAAGTCACGATATTCGCGGGTGAATTCAGCAAAGTCATCTTCAGGCATTTGACTAACGTCAATACCTTCGAAGTGCTGGTTGGGTTGCAGTACTTCGATAACTGCACGTGCACTTGCAGTGCCATCAGCTTTTGTATAATTGAATTCTACGAGTTTCATGTTTTGCCTTTTTGTATCAATCTAAGCCTATATTATACAGAGATTAGACTCATGACTCAAGTCTGTTTTTCTTGATCTGGTGATAACATTTCTTTACGCAAACCTGCCACAAAATGCTGCTCTAGATTACTACTAAACATTGGAAAGATCAGTAGCGGAGCAACCACTGCTGAAATTAAAACATACACCACAAACGACAGCTTGGGATTTTGTGTCATTGAATTTGAGATTCCTTGTGCGTGTGCTTCTCGAAGCAGCGGTATAAACCAATAAAATGCGGCAGTTAGCGAGATACTAAATGCAAACAGCAAGTAGTATCCAATTAGTTCCATGTACTGCCTTTACGCATAAACGCACGAGCTGCAAGAGAGAAATCAACCTTGCCTTGTGGCAGATTTACAAAGACTCTGGTACTAGGTACAGTCATAGCAGCTTGCTGCACTTTAGGGTTAGAACTAAACAATTCTTTGGGAGCGCGACCAGTAAACTCTTTGAATAGTTTAGCCAGTCGAATTGCTGAGTGTGACCACTGAGGAGATACGGGAGCTTTACGCTTTGAACCAGTGTCTAGTAGCGCTAGCTGTACTTGCTTGTTATTAGGCTGTGCCTTAAGTGTGCGCTCTAGACGACGCTTACGGTTAGCTTGTGTGCGGCTAACGCCTGCGGGAGTTGCTGCGGCTGTAGCTGGTGTTTTAGATTTTGTAGCCATTGTATTTCCTTAGTCAATAAACATTTCGTGATCGCTGGTGATCAGGTCTAGTTCGTTCTTAGCAGATTCTTGCGTCAAATGCATACGGTATGCAGTAAGTAGTGCATCAATCAAACTAGGAATGTGTTCAACTGCAATAGGCATATAACGGCCACAACCATCTTGGACGGCAATTTCTTCAGTGCCTCCAGGATTGGTACCAAACTCAACAAAGTTGTAGTAAAAGTTACCACTATGGTCAGGGCCAAAAAGACCATCGTCGCCAAACATATCTACGTCGTCAGCAGGAACTTGAGCAAAATTAATTTTCATGTGTTTTAAAAGGTTGAGTTGCGTTGTTAAAAAATAATTATATCCGAAAGTAATCAATATTTCAAGTGAATATTTCTACAAACAAAAAAGCCCCTCCATGACGAGGGGCTGGGTCTATACTATATACTTATTATTTTTGGAGCAGTTTTCGGTTGCTGATAAATACTGTAAATTAGCTAGTACGTGTAGTCCTGATACTAACTGCCCATTTAGTGGCACTATGTGGTCCACGTGATATCCGCTAGGGCACTTATTGTAGAAAGCCTTTATGTCTTCTAGTTCCGACCAAGACATGGTCCTTTGTATCCTGTTAGATTTATACTCAGATTGCCTACCTGCTTGTGTGCTAGTAGTGGTTTCTTGGTGACATTTTTTACAGTATGTATTATATCCATCTTTTCTTGCAGAATTTTTTCTAAAATCTTCTGTAGGCAATGTTTCTTTACAGTGAGTACAGTGCTTCATTCCGGAAAGTTCTAGAATATGTGTGCAAGGTTTATTATTGCTATTCCTGTCAGGGAATAGTTCCTTTAGTAACTTAGTCGTAGTCCCAGCAGATAGTCCCAACTCTTTAAGATTATAACTATCTTTAGATATAATCTGTATAAATAACTCTAAGGATAGCTCAGGTTTTTTACACGATTTTGAATATTTTAACAATATGCTCTTTGCATTTGGGTAAAATATTTCAAAAGCATCAATAAGTGCTATTTGTTTTTTCATATATGTAAAATTAATTATATTACACATATTATAGAGCATTTGACTCAAAAAAGCAATACCAAATTTTGGTATGGTCCAACCGGCAGGACTCGAACCTGCAATCAACGCTTTATGAGAACGCTGCCTTAACCTTTTGGCCACGGTCGGATTTTATTGAGTTTAAACTATCAGCGCGTTTTTTCTGCTAAATCTTTGTATCCGCGATCACTGGGATGGATATTATCTTTGGTTGGGTATCTAATTGGCAGTACCACATCTTGGTACATTTCAGCAACTTCGTTTACATATTGCTGAATACGTTCAATAGGTATTTCGCTGCCTTTTAAGTTACCGTGTGGAAGAATCCAGTAAACTCTGTCAGCTTGAACTAACTCACGCATATTTTCCAACTCACGACGAGTTTTAACATATTTGTGGTCATTACTACCTAAACTAATAATTACTGTTTTTGCAGATAGATTTTTAGTTAGGTATTTGTTATTCCACTGCCAAGTGTTAATTCCGCCCTTTGAGTACGAAATACACTCTGGACGCTTGGCACTAACACCAACAGCAATCGAATCGCCGATGATTAAGCAGTCTAACATTTAGTCCTCGAACTCAACGTAATCTTCTTTGCCAACTCCACACTCTGGACACTCAAAGTCGTCTGGAAGTGTATCCCAAGCGCCTTCAGTAGCCTCATCGTGAACATGGTCACATACTACACAAATATATGTCATTTTACTGTCTCCCAAACTTGTTGATATGCTTCTGCATGACGCTGCTCTACTCGCTTTAGTGCTGCAAAGCGTTTTTGTGCTTTGGCTAAAACAGCAATAAAATCTTCTGCGTGTTCACGTGATTCGTTAGCTTGATTTTTAGCTTCTTGCGCTGCCAAATAATTGCCCTCACGAATAGCCTTAGCCTCAAATACTGGATACATTTCTGTGTATTCGTAAGTTTCGCCTTCAATGGCTTTTTCCAAGCAAACTTTAGTACTTGGGCGACCAATAAGCAGCTCAAGGTGTCCCCAAGCGTGTTTTAGCTCTTGTTGAGCAGTGTGTTCAAAGTGTTTTGCAACATCTTCAAAGCCGTCTTCGCGAGCAATCTTGGCAAAGTACATATATTTTGTATATGCCATAGATTCACCAGCTAGAGCGCTCTCCAAATTTTGTAGTGTTACCGACATTGTTTTTTGACCTCTTCTAATGAAATAGGGGTATAGTTGATACGTTCCATTGAAACATTAAAGTAACGCTTATCTGGAATTTTTGATAGTTGCATACCTACTACCTGATAGTGTAAGTGTCCGTGCACATTTAAACCCCAGCGAGCTAAACTTTCTGGGTGAATAGGTATATGTGTTAAAATCATACCCTCAAATTGATGTGACCCACGAACATCTTTAAAGTACTCTAGGTACTGCTTTGGAGTACACAAGTCGTGGTTTCCTTTAACCAAAACTTTTTCTCCATTCATTCGCGCTAAGATTTCTAGTCCCTTAGCATTACGACTCATTGACACATCACCCAAAAAGTATACTTTGTCACCAGGACGTACTACTGAATTGTGGCAGTTAACAATATGTTCGTTCATGTGGTCAATGTCGTCAAACTCACGTAATGCTGTACCGTCTGCACGTTTAAATGTTAGTATATTTTTGTGATGAAAGTGGTGATCACTTGCAAAAAATATGTTCATTGCTTTATAAAGCGCTCTTGACACGCCTTCCTTATTTCAGGCGTATAATCTGGATGGAAGCTGGCCATGCCACAATCAATAACGCGACCTTCTTTGGGAGTTACAGCAATGATTAGTGCTAACCATATCATAACAAAAATAGCAATATTTAAGATGGTTATTTGTAAAGCTGTTTTCATAATAAAAAATCCCCGAATAAGTACTTATTATACTCGATTCGGGGAAGTACTTCAAGTTTGAATTTTGGTACATCCTGACAGTTTCGAACTGCCGACCCTCTCGGTGTAAACGAGACGCTCTACCACTGAGCTAAGGATGCATGGTGCGGGCTAAGGGAATCGAACCCTTGACTCTTACTTGGAAGGAAAGAATTTTACCATTAAACTAAGCACGCGTTTTTATATTGTTGAGTATTTGTAATTTTTGTTGGTCTGATAGTTTGTACCAGTCAGTTAGTTCTGCTAAGGTTCGTTTGCATCCCACACAGATACCCGCTTCTATCTTACACAGTTTTACACAAGGAGATTCCACACTCATGGATTAAGCATTTGCGGCACATATTCTGTACCAGCACCTTGTGCACCAGCTTTGCCTACCATGTTTTGGTAGTCTGAAACCATTGTAACAAACAACATACCAGACTGTCGTAGAGACTCACAGTACTTTAGTGCATACTCTAAGTGCTCTGTTGTGGTTGCAAAAGGTTGCTTTGTTTTAGGGTCAGTGAAATATATTTTATACATAGTGTTTGGTGCGGGCTACAGGATTCGAACCTGCGACCTGTTCGTTGGCAACGAACTGCTCTACCAGCTGAGCTAAGCACGCATTAAAATGGTACATCATCGTCTTCAAAACTAACGGGCTTTGGAAGATCAAAATCGTCTTTGTACGGATCGACTTCTTCAGCTTGGTGAATCTCCCAACGAGCAAAACTAGCTTGCTCTTGGATTAGCTCAACTACTTCTGGTTGGTACTTAACAAAACCAGACTTCTCTGCCCAGATTAGATATTCGTAGTGATCTTGAGCTACATCGCAAATTCTGCATCCAGCTAGTTTACCAAATGTTATTTTATCTGTTAAACCCAATCTGGGGTCTCGTAATTTTTTAAATCCAATAGCCATTACCAATGCCTTATAACGCCTGCTACAATAAAGCAGTTTGTGACTATATAACTGAATACAATTGCTGTGCGAATTAGTGCTACCTTATCAGCTTCGCTGTCCGTTTTTCCGGCTTTGGCGCCGAGGGCGTTTGCCCAAAGTGTCCACAATTTTTTAACCATAAGAAAGCCTACTAAGTTACAAGCACTTTAACCGGTGTTAGCTCGATGTTCTCGGTAGACTTACTTATGGCGGAAAGCAGAGGAGTCGAACCCCATCCCTGTTAAGAGAACCTGGTTTTCAAGGCCAGTCGCAGGACCAACCCCGCTGCATTACTTTCCACGTTTTTATTCTTCTGGATTTTCAGTTTTGCGCTTTTCCATTAGGTTAGTAAGACGCTTAACAACTTCATCTGAATCCATCCAAATGTCTTTGTTGTGCATCATCGACTCAATCTCAGCTTCAGTTAAAAAGTCTTTGTAGACTTCTTTCATAAACTTTCGAGACCAGCCACGCTCAAACTGAATTTGATCGTACTGTTCGCCACCTTTGCCAAATGTGCCTGACGAATAGTCATGAAACATAAATAAGCTATGTGGTGTTACTTCTTGCATATGACCATGTAAAAAGATCATAGTAGCAGCACTCATGCAAGCGCCTTCAACACTGGTAACAATGGTAGCTTCGGTATCCGACATAACTCGCAAAAACTGTAGTGTGGTAAATAGGTCGCCACCTGGACTGTTAATATAAATACGAATAGTATCTGTGCTAGAAGCGTTCCTGATAACATCAAACCATTCAATGTATTCATCAGCATCTTCAATTTGACCACTTAAATAAAACTCATGAACTTGTGCTACCGGTTTAGAAAAGTTATTTGAATACTTTTCTGTTTGAAACAGTTTAGGGTCTAGAATGTTTGTTTTCTTCATAAGTTTCTTAAATAAATTAGGGTCAGCTTTATTCTGTTACGAGGAAAAACTGACAAAACCCTAAGCGGCAATTAAGCTGCTAAAGCGTAAACTTGATCGTTTGCGTTTATTTTTGTTGTGCTTCTGCGACTGGGAACAACCCCAATCCTAAGGCTTCTGCATTACCTAGTTGTCCACTCGTTTACTTGTAACCCTGTCGAAACCAAATGCAGCCCCATCAAAAGCACGCCCCATTAGAGCCCTCAGAGGTTTCTTTCATCTAAGACACGTGCTTATGGTGGAGCTGGGCGGATTCGAACCGCCGTCCAGAACTCTTTTCTTTTTGCTTCATACAACCATATTATAACACACTACCCATGTCAGGTGCTCCTGATTACCCGCGGAAGGTATGCGCGCGACGACTCCGCATTTATGCATTAAGTGGCGAGTAATGTGTTATAATATGGTGCCCCAGTACGGAATCGAACCGCATACCTATCGCTTACAAGGCGAGTGCTCTACCGATGAGCTACAAGGGCAATGGAGTAGGTGACAGGACTCGAACCTGCATTGAACGGATTTGCAATCCGACGCGTAGCCGTTCCGCCACACCTACATTAGATTTGTTTACTGCGAATACACTTTTCAAAGGTATCCCAAAGTGTCTCAAACTTCATGTGATACATTTGTTTGAGTCCAATCAAGTAATTTTGCTTTTGATCTTCGTCTAATTTATCCCAATGATCTAACATTAGCTGAATGTCATCACAAACATTCCAGCATTGCATAATATTTTGTTCTAAGTCGAAACGATCTGACATTTTTTAAGCCAATATAAATTTTAAACGATCAGCAGCATAGCTTGCTGCAAAAGCATTTGGTTTTACTTGAGCATCTACATTGCAAGTACCTTTGATATACCCGATAGCCTGTTGTACAACACAGCTAGAGCCGTACATTAGGTTAGGGTTAATATCTAGGTGAACTTCAACGTGACGATCTTGTAAAACATCCGATAATTCGTGAAATAGATCACTTACTTTATAAACTTCTTGCATTAGCCGCAATGCTGGTTTTGATACTTTTTGATCAAAGTCGCGTTCACGACTAACCGACCCAAAAATCTTGCAACCATGATTGCCGTCAATATGAACAACAACTGCTAGAGTATAGTCAGCGTGCCATACACCATGAACTTTTACACGCTCCGAATCAGCACCAAGATAAATTTTAGTTTCTGGTGATTGTGCTGAAATAAAATCCTTGACTTCTTGTAAATTAAATTCGTGCATGATGTTTAGTAGGTGGAGGGTCTGGAGGAAGTCGAATCCCCAACCTCTTGGTTCGTAGCCAAGTGCTCTAATCCATTGAGCTACAGACCCGTGGCAGAGGATAGAAGAATCGAACTTCTGACAACGGAATCAAAATCCGTGGTTATACCATTTAACTAATCCCCAATAATTCTGGCTCCAGTGGCAGGGATCGAACCTACGACCAATTGATTAACAGTCAACTGCACTACCGCTGTGCTACACTGGAATGGTTGCTGCTTACGATATACAGCGTGGCACTGTCGTGGCCACCGATTGGGTTACGGACGCTCTAAACCGGAACGGCACGGACCTAAGGCAGGTTTTGGCGGTCTTAAGGGGTAACGATCCCCTTCTACAGCAGTGACAGTGCTGTGTGCGTCCATGAACACTTTAAGACCATATTTTTGGTACGACTGGAGGGACTTGAACCCTCAATCAATGAAGCGGCAGATTTTAAGTCTGCTGTGTATACCATTCCACCACAGTCGCATATATTTGGTGGAGAAGGAGGGAATCGAACCCACTTGCCGAAGCCACGACTTTACAGGCCGCTGTCCTACCATTAGAACATCTTCTCCGTTTAAAGAATAATTATACCGCAAATAACATATTGCGGCAAATCTAAATTTTGGCACGCCCCCACGGACTCGAACCGTGACTGCTGGTTTTGGAGACCAGGGTGCTGCCATTACACCAGGGACATAAATGCTTGGAATAAGTCATTACAGAGTTTTTGCCGGATTATCAGTTCCGGTGCCTTACCACTAGGCTAATAACGCGATGCGTAATAAAAGAATCGAACTTTTGATGAAACTGTAACTATCGCCAAAGCAATAAGTAGCAGCCCTTGAATAAGTATTATCGGCGATTTGGTTAGATTAAAAGTCTAGAAGTAACCGATAAAAGCGCAAAGGGCTTAGATTTGCTGAGGAATAAGTCGAAACAGCTCGTTAGTTTCACCATAAGAAGAAGTAACTGTTTCTATCACCATCAACAAATCTAAGCCCTTAGCTTAGAGCCTCACTTTTCTAACACCTGACTGGCTACAGGCTTGGGTCGTGAGATAGTTATTTAAGCAGCTTCCTGCTCCAACGCTTGGATGTAATCAATTACAGACTCTGAGAAACCATTAATCTCAGTCCATGCTTGGTGGTTAACCCCATTTTCGTAGCTAGCCACATTGATAATGTAGCCTTTGTTACGAGGAGCACCTGGGCGATCATAGCTTTGCTCGTCAGTAAACACAATACAACGGTCGTACAAACTGTTGCTGTCTACAGTCTTCATGGAATTGCCAAGAGCAGTTCCACCGTGACTTTGAGAGCTTGAAATAGCTTCGCGGAGAGCAAATCCACGACGAGGTGCAACGCGCACAGCATTATTGCTAAAGCTATAAATCTCGACTTCCTCACAAACTTCACGGCACAGCATAGCAAGTGCAGCTGCCGCATCGAAGCGATCTAGATCTGATTTTGAGGAAATTCTGGTACCGAACATTGAGCCACTTACGTCGATCAACAGAACAGTCTTTCCAGGAATTTTTTGATGTTGAGCAAGGCTACGGAACATCATTTGTTCTAGCATATCCTCGTATTGTGGAACAATACGTGCCGCCGCAATATAGCGGAAAGGCAGGACACGACTAACGTCAACAGTTTGTGCATAACTGCGGATAAGGGAATCCGCTACACCACTGTCGCGCATATTACGCAGATTACGCAAGAAAGCTAGAGCGCCTAGCTTTTTCTCCAACATTAGTCTGGAGAACGTACCACACTTATCTGCGCCGCTAGATAATTGAGTTTCCCATGTGTCAGGAGTCTCAAGTGTATCAGCCGCAATGCGTTGAAACAACGCTGTTTGCTCGGCATTTTGCGGTTTAGGGTGGGAGATAAACATTACATCGCGCAAACGAATTGCGGATGAATTCTTATTCCATTTGGCAAGCTGGTATTCTGAAAACTTATTAAAACAAGCCGCTAAGCCTTTTTTAACTTGGTTTGAGACAGCAGTTTTGCCTTCCTTCCAATAGATACTCAAAAATTCAGACATTTCGTCTGGACGCTGAATAACATTGGTTAGGGTTTGTGCTTGCAGTTTTCCGTTTCGAGCTAACTCGCGGGCAAGCAACAGAGGAATGTGACGAAGTTTAAACTTAGTACGAGCTTCCTCAGCCAGAGCCGATACCTTTTCAGGAGCGACTTTAGCTACAAGGTCTTTGACCAACTCAGCGTGAGTTTTGCCGTCCATATAGAACTGGTTTTCCCACAACATTGCTGCCATGGTTACGCGCTTTAGCTGGCGTTCTGCACTAATTTGCGATACTTGCGTACCAACAGAATTGAAAACAGGGTTACGCACAACGCGATTGATCGAAGACATTTGATTCCTTTTTAATAAGTAAGAACTAGGCGAAACAGAGATTTTCGTGCTCTACCAACTGAGCTACTTTGGCTTGCGCCTTGGGGTGGACTCGAACCACCGACCACGTCATTATCAATTGAAGTAACTGTTTCTTTCACTATACCTAAATTAAAGAACCTAGAGAGAACACTCTAGCTCAGGGCTGGAAGCGTTTACTTATCAAAGAACGCTTACCTTAAACTTAGGCAGGAGCAACGAAGACCTGCTGAATGTTGCGAATTTAACGAATTTAACGAGTACTTTAGTTATGAAGTACCTGAAATCTAATCACTACACTAAGCTCTTTAATTTAAGTATATATTATATCAAAAATAGACAGCAAGAACAAGTTCATTTTTCTAGAACTAGTCGGTGAACTGTTGTTCTTGCCGCTAAAACATTAATTATACAGACTTTTGACTAAAACAACAAGTCTGAATTTTTTGTGGTATATGATTACACTCTATGAGTGCCATTAAACATAGGATGATTATGTTCAGCGCCGCCAATAGAGCTAAATACGTGTAAGGGTATAACTATTAAACTATCGTTCTCAGTACTAAAATGATGTGGAACCATTTTATCTAGGATAATTACTTGTCCTGGATACAGTGCTGTAGTAGTGACCTTATCACTATTACCAACATGAGAGAATCCAAAACCTTTAGCCACGTATACAACTCTTGTAGTAGCATGAATATGATGAGCTTGTTCCGAAGTATTTTCAGGTATATACAACATCTGCCATGTTGGATCACCTAATCTATTAGGCGGTATTAGTTGTTTTGAACTGCACCCATTAATATACGGTAAATCTGTATACCTGTGATAACTAGAAGTTCTATCTTCAGGAGTATATCCAATAATTTCTACACATAACTTTTCGGATTCAATGGTAGTGTAATTGCCTGTTAAACACCCGACTACGGCATCGTTAATATACCAGTAACTAGACTTTGGATTAGTAGATATACTGTGTGGTCCAATATATGCTTTATATTGATACAGGTCTGTGTCAGTTGATTCTACAATGGATGATTTTTCGGAATTAAAAAATGAACAAAATAACATATTAATCCTTAAAATAACACATGGGTTATACCAAAGCTATGATCGTTTTTGGTACTATAGTTATCTTCGTATATTTCTACAGATTGCATTACTCTGTTATTAAAGCGCATTGCTATTACTTTATTTCTGTGTATTCTGTTTGTTGGGCGTCCATATAGCAAGAAGTATACATCTTTGTTTTTTGCTATCAAATTAGCCAAACGTTTCATAGAATTATAAGTAGTATTTACCCAGGCAGCTCCCGCTACAGTTTCGTTACCTGTATAGCTAACCGTTGAAGTGGCAAAACCAAAACTTGTTATAAAATATGAATTATAATTGTCTGGAAAGTCGTCAGCAAATACATCGAACCTGATGTATGGTTGTTGCGCTAGTAAATCCCTATACTCTGCTAATGTTGTAAGTTCAGGCACACTTAGTATTACATCGCTATTATTGCTAGGGTCAATTACGTCTAATGAAACCATTGGTTTATTAAACAGTATACTTATTCCGGGCGTAGCAAAGCCACCACCTAAATCATAGCCAATTTCTGCAGACTGTATAGCTTGTGTATCTAAAGGAAACTGTTTAACTACCCAAGAGTATATATTTGGATTAGTTACTGTTTCGCCAGAATATCTTTTTACTTCATCGGCAGCAATCCAAGTTTCTAGTTGTGGTACTAACTCAGGATTGTCAAATAAGTTTTTTACATCCTGTTTGGTTTTTAGTTTTTTAGTGCTATTAATCTTTTTATTTAAAGATTTTAATAGAATATGTAAATATGGTACTTTATTATATCCAGATAAGGCATTAACTCTGTGTACAAAATTGCGGACATTTAGAGAACCTTCTTCATAAAGCTCCAGTGTCCATAAATTTATTTCAGACTTATCTAATAGTTTTATTACGTTGGCCATTGTACTGTTAGTCTTGCTTACATTATTATCATCTATGTAAGTTCGCCAAGCCAAAGTTTTAGCCATTTTAATAGATTTAACTATCAATGGTCTAACTATACAGAGATTAGTTAACTCACGAGTAAGTTTTTCAGCATATTCTGAATCTTCTGCACTTAGTAGATTTATATTACTTAATATAGTTTCATTGCTGGGCCTGTTGTCAGAATTAGCAGATAATAAAAATTCATTTAAATTAGTTAACATAGCAAACCTCATACTTAAAGTTTTCGTCAATAGCACATTTTATAGGGCCTATTTTTAAACTACCAACTTTTAGCTTAAAGTCTCTGTATTCTGAATCTTGGGTATATTCAAATATGTAGTCTTTTGCTGGCCATTTATAGCTAGCCATAGTATCTTTTATTTTATTGTCGGGATTATTCATAGACCATAGCTGAAATTCTTCAGTATCAAAAAAGTGAGTAATTCCTCCATACGGCATAAATACACTAGGGTATATTCTTAACTGTACGTTTTGATATTTCAAAGAAAAATTCATCCACCATAAGTAATCTTTTACTTGTTTTAGCTCATATGGCGAATGTACTATCTGTGGTTCCATAACATTCAAGAACTCTTTTGAAAAGAACGCTTCTGGAGCAGAGAATAGTTTTTCAGCTCTGTGTGCTGTAGTAAACATAGCACTGCCAAATAGTTGATCACCTATCTCGCCAGTTATATTAATATCTTCGTATTTTATAAAATTCTTGGGTGAATCTACTATCTCGTACTTTACTTTGTCTTTAATAAACTCATTAAAAAATAGGGGATATTCGCCAATAGAATTTTTATTTAATAAGATAACTAAGTGTTTTTTAGCTAAATTTGATTTCATAAAAGATACTGCCGCTACAGTACTGTCTATTCCCCCACTCCACATTAAATTAATTCTGCAATTTTTGCTTTGTGCCAGTGCACCCAAATGTTCTCCGCGCATGTCTGCTAGTTCTGCAAAACTATATGGCATCGGTTTCATCTCTGGGATTGCAGTTAAGGTTTTGTACTTAAAGTTACCAAAAGATAACGTATTAGTCCTGTCTAGTATATTTCCACCATACATACTGCATATTGGATGCCAAAAACTGTTATAATCGTTTCTACATGGCAATAAGTACGTTTTCATTATTATACGGTTCCTTGGTCAGAAGCTTCTGCAGCTGCTGCATCTAAACTATCTTGAATAGAGCTATCTAATGGTGTGGTTGGTGTAACCGGAGCACTAGTTTGTACTACAACTTCGTAGCCAATGTTGTGTAGTCTAGCATATATTAAATCTAACAGTTGTGGGTCACTGATATCGTAAATACCTGTTAATGTAATAATAAAAGTATCTTTAAGACGCTGTACACCTAAAGTTGTTTCGTATACGTTTACTGTAGCAATAGTATACTGATTGATAAAATCATTCTCTATTTTAGTTATTTGAATCATTTATGTTCCTAGTAATTAGGTTTGTTTTATTTTACAACTAAGAACGTTGTAATCAAAAACGTACGTATGTAATAAATTAACATCATCATTAAATCCATTACGTTTAAAATAAAACTGTATGGTGTTTCCAACAGTATATATTGTAGCTACTGAAGCTCTTTGTATCTTACCTGTCTGTGTTATTGACTGGTCTACAACAACACTGCCATTTGCTGAATGCCATACATTTAAAGGTAATTTAAAGTAGTAATAACTTCCATCCGCTCCTGTAACATTACAAGAAGTAAGTCTAATTGAAGATATACAAAAATCTAAAGCAACGCCTGGAGGGGCCGTATAAATATTAGTACTAGATATTATAGGAGCACTGTTGTATCTGGTTTCCGTACCAGTACTTGATTCTCCAGTTGGAAAAGTAAATGTGGTAGCTGTTGGTTGCGCAGTAATAGTAATCGAACCCTGAGTTCTGGCATACACAATAGGGTGTGGCTCATCGGTATCAAACTTAACATTAGAGTTAGCGTCTCTGATAACGAATCTATTTGGAGAAGATACAAAACTCATAGTAAATTGACTCCAATTACCGTATTTGTTGGAAAAGCCGCTGCTTCTCCATACGAGTTTTTTACCCCGTCAAAGTTCCAGGATAGGCCAGCAGAAGTGTTATCTGGCACAGACTCTACGTTAACAGTTATTCCGTTAACAAAAGCCGCGCCTGTTCTGCCAGTTGTTTGTGTATATGGCATACTTCTATAAATTTTATAAGCCTGCACATAACTACCGCTATAGTTTGAGGCCACAGTTCCTACTGCTAAAAATTTGCCAGTACTTGAAGTCATTTGATAGTATCCGGCTGAGGGTCCATAAGGAATTGCTGCTCTACCGCTATCTGCTAGTGCTTCTAGTACAGTTTTATCGTGGATAGTCTCTTTGATCAGTACCCACTGTGACTTAGAGTTTAAAGCATACATTCTCCAGGTGTGATTGTAGTCTAGCAAAGTTTCTACAAAATCACCTCGTTTATATGTATACCCGTCTACAGGATTATACCAACTGGTAATTTCTCCTGGCACTAATTCATATACACCTTCAATATTTCCATTAAATTTTATATAAGAATCCCAAGATACTTCTGTAACTGCACCACCTGGTTGAGTTGGCCTATATTTTAAATATCTGCGTAAAGCAAATCTTGTCTCATAATATTGGTTTGTGGTTTCAGTATAGCTTGTTGTTGTACCGCCCGCTGCTGCACCAGATTTTAAGTTTACATAAGCTAAATCTGTGTTAAACTTTCCTTCAGCAACAGTTAACTTTGAACCATTTATATATAGTTGTTTGCCTACGTCTGTTTTTTCAGCAAGGTCTTTTAATATATAAACTTTGTAATTAAAAGTTTTGGCTGGTAGAGTAGAACCATAGGCGAAGTAAAATTCTTGAACATATATTCCACTTGCTTCTGCTCTAACAGTTAATTGTCTAACTGTAGAACCATTTTGTTGTTGTACTAGTGCAGTGCCGGATATAGTTACATTATTGGTTGTATCTACAAGTATCACTATTGGCGGAAACCCAGAACTGGTGTAATCTGTTGATGTGATTTGGTATGTTGTAGTACCATAAGAAGGAACTTCTACGGTTCGGCCTTTCTTTTTACCACTAACAAAAGTGGGGGCTCTACTAGGTAGATTTATTGAACCACTAAAAGATACGTTTGATTTTAGATAGGAGAAACTGCTATGGAATAGTACGTCATTGATTCTGTTTAATGGATTAGCAAGTAAGTCTTCTGTGCCAGCACCATTAGTACCTGAGTATATAGCAGTATAAAAATTATTGTCTGTGTGTTTACCAGAAAAGAATGTTTTAGCCATAATACTTATACCAAATCTTTGTGTCTAAAGTATCCAAATAGCATGTTTAAGTATGCAGGCCTTATTTCTTCGATACAGCTAAACTTTCCACCCATGTGGTGTAAGATTTTGTTCTCACCTAAATAAATTGCAGCATGATTAAACACATGCGAATTAACTCGCATTGCAATAATATCGTATTTTTTAAGTGATAGTGTAGGATAAAATCCAGCAACGCCGCTGGTTTCCATGTAAAAGTCTTTGCCTTTAGACCACCACTCATCAAAATAGCTTACATCTGGCATAGATATACCGAGCTCTTTTTGATAGAAATCTTTTAGTAAAGTAAAGCAATCCCATTTAGTATGAATAAAGGGTCTACCAGTGTACGGAGTATTTAATTGAAACTCCAGTGGTATTGAAAAATCATATAACTGTGACCCTTTGGAATATACAATAATAGGTCTATTGTCTAGGTAGTTGCTGGGTGCTTGAGTTATGTTTTTGAATGCATCTGGATGAAGCATGTCTATAGGATATATAGTTCCTATAAAGTTTTCACTTTCTGGTAAGTTCAGAGTTAATTCTGGTTCTCCACGATCTTGCTTTACGTAAATTTTACTTTCGGAACCAAAGTCCGTTTCTATTCTAGAAATTAGACTACTTATGGAATCTATATTCATTGTTGGTACCTATAATTTTATAAATAGCATAAAGCCCCCCAAATATTTAATTTGGGGGGCAGGATATTTGTGGTGGACATAAGTAGATTCGAACTACTGACCTAGGCCGTATGAAGACCGTGCACTACCGCTGTGCTATATGTCCGTG